GTTTTTTTTGTTTCTTCATCTATAAGTTTACATATTATAGTATAACTTTCACCTGGATGTTCTACAGCGTAACGCATAAATCTATCTGACACCTTAACACTTATGTTAGCATTTGTTATTAAGTTTAAATCCTTTTTAATGTCGATAAAATCTTCAACATCGGGATGTTCAGCATCCATTGCTATTATTAATGCACCTCTTCTTCCCTTCTGACCAATTATTGCTGTTGTTATGTCATATAATTGCATGAAGCTAACTGCTCCAGTTGTTGTTTCAGCACTATTACGTACAGGTGCGCCTTTGTAACGTAATTTAGAAATATCTATTCCAACACCTCCACCTCTACTAAAAATAGTGGCTAAATCTTTTGCTGTCCCAAATATACTTTCAATGTTATCTTCCACAGGTGGTAACACGTAACAGTTACTTAATGTAACTTTATGGTCTTTTGTTACTAATCCTCTATTTGCAAGTATTCTTCCACCAAATAGGAATTTCATATCTTCCATGCGTTGTATAAGTTCTTCATCACCATTGCATACTCTCCTAAACCAGTTATACAATGTTTCACTATTAAATGTGTTTTCATCCACTTGAACAACATTACGATATTTCTTATTCCATGTATCTCTTATATAATCGTCATATAACCATTTCATCTTTTATTTTTCCCCCTTATCTAATTCATCTAAAAATATTACAGGCTTGAAGAATAGTTCTTCTTCCTCAAATATAATTTCAAGTTGTTTACGTGATGTAACAGTTTCCATATTAAATGTATCTTTTATATATGGGATATTATTACCACTCATGTACAACTCAAAAGTATAAACTAACTTATTATTTATTTGCATTACCCCTAATGGTGTCGGCATTGTTTCTAAAATATCTATAAATAATCCTTTAGTTGTAATAAACATCATTATGTTACCTATTATGTTTAGGTAGCTATTTTTAAAGCTCTTATCATTATTCAGACTGTTACCTAAGTTTAATTCAAATATTGGAGTTGTTTCTTTAGGTTTGTAGATGTTACCAAGTTGGTCACGTATAATAAACATGACTTTAGCTTCCAAAGTATTGTTATGGTCTTGTGCTTCATCTTCGGGGTAAAGCCTTACATCTGTGTAATGTGTATATGTTTCTGTATCTATGTTATGTTTATGTTTACCTTCAATGTCTAAATAAATGGGTAATCTAGCATATAACATTGTATTCCTCCTTACTATGTGTAAAAGTAGAGGACTAGGTTTCTAGTCCTCTGTAAGATGTGTGATTTTATTATGTTATTCCTTATTCTTCGTCTTCAAGTTCAACTTCTTCTCCGTCTATTTCACATAAGAAGTGAGTATCATCAACTTTTTTCATTGGTACACCACAGCAATAAGGAGTTTCATCTACCATGTATGGTTCTTGCATTTCAACGTCATCTCCGTCATCATCAAACATGTTAGCCATTATTTCAGCGTATTCTATTGCTAAATCTTCCCAATCTTTTTTAGCTATCTTTTTAAGTTCTGATTTATTACCACTAAATCTGTCTTCGAAGAACTCTCTTATATCGTCTTCTTCTATGTCACCTTTTTCTAAATCTGACATTATTTCTTTCCAACACGCTTCACACGCTTTTATTCTTTTTTTGCTACCTTCAAACTTAGGCATTTCTACACCTTCTGACGCTTCTTCTTCGTCATCAGCAGGTTCAATAAGACCCATGTCATTTAATACTTCTACTACGTCTTCTGCATCATATTGACCTATTTTTTCTATTATAGCTGGTTTTTTATCTTTTAAAGCCACTTTGATTTTTAACTTTTTAGCCACAGCTTTTATAGTTTTTAAATCTTGAGCTTCCAATATTTCTTCAATTTGCATTTCATCTACTGCATCTTCCTCAATTTCTTCGTCAACTTCATCTGTTATGTCTTCTTCCTCAAAGAAATCTGTTAAATCTATTTCACCAGCGTTATGTGCTGTCATAAGTCTAGCTATTAGTGCTTGTTTTTTACCTTTAGTAGATAATTCAGCTTGTTCGCATAAATCTGCTAAATCCTCTAATTCAAGTTCTTCCAATGCTTCTTGTATAGGGTCATCATCATTTTCCCCTTCTTCTGTAACAGGTTCTTCAGCTTCTTCAACAGGTTCTTCTTCTTCCTCAACTTCTGCAACATCTATTTTTTCAAGTATTCTACCAAGTATTGCAGATTTGCTACCTCTAACTGAAACACCTAACTCTTTAGCTAACGCTTTTAATTCGGCTTGTGTCATAGCTTTTAATTCTTCCATAGAGTATTCAGCAGTTTCAACTGCGTCATCTTCCTTAACTTCTTCTTTAGGTTCTACTTTTTTATCTTTTTTAGATGCTCTTTTTTCTGCAACTTCATCTTTTGCTTCCTTAACTACATCAGTTAAAACTAATTCCCCATTTGATAATTCACTTACTATTAATTCTAAAGCCTTTCTTAAATCTTTGTTCATTTTATGAACCTCCTTATAATTTTATTTATTTTTAATTTTCTGTGTTAACTTGTTGATGTACTTTAATAGTAACATTACGCTGTCACACTGTCAAACTACTTTGAAGTAGTCCTGTAGGACTTTTGAACCTCTTGAGCCACTAAAATTACGTCCTCATATTTCTGTAACGTTCTGTATGTCTTTTTAAGAGTGTCCTCTAATTCTTCCTTACTTTTGTCACTATCTAAAAGTTGATTTTTATACTCTATTAAACCCTTCATGCACATTTTCATGTGTAATATAAAGGAATTTAACATCCCTGCATTTAGCTTTTTAAGCTCTGTTGCAAGTTCTTCCTTATCACTGTTTAAAATAGTATCAATTATACTTTGCATTATTACACCACCTTACTATGAATATATAACAGTAGAATAACTACAGCTATGTATATAAATGTAACAAGATATTGTTTTAATATCAAGTAATAAATTGCAACCATTACCCCATAAGGAATAAATATTACTACCATTAATATAGTAAGAAAAATACTTATCCTCGTAATAAACTTTATAATTTTATCTAGCCATGTTTGCCTATTTTGAATATGCATTACATCACCCCTATTTTTTCTTTTTCTTAGGTCTTACTAAGGCTTCTACCATTTGACTAAGGTATTCTTTATCCATGTCATAAAACTGGGTATTTTGCTTAACTGCTTTTTCATATGCTTTACCATTTTTAGCATACCAGTCTTTACCCCCACGTAAATGTCGGTTAAATTCTTTCCTATTATGCATACTACTTCTATTTAAATAAAGTACTCTACCTATTTTATCTTGACCTATTTTATAACTTTTCTTATTTTTAGGGTCATTATAGAATTTAATTCTTACTCTTTTACCAAAACCAGCATCTACAGCTAAATCATGCTTCTTTAGTTCATTAACCACTTCATCTATTATAGCCATTTCACTCAAAGTAAAATTACGTTGAGCATCCTTCTTACTCATGTAATAATTGGCATTTCTATTGTTCCTGTTATTTGTCTTAATACGTTGTCTTCTTATTTCTCTGTATTTACCATTCATGTATTGACCTCTGCCACCCATATTAATTCACCTCCAATTTATTACGGGTCTTTTTCCAATAGGTGTCATAATACATTACGTCACAATAATTCTCAAAATCCATTAGTTTCTTTTCACCTTGCACTAAAACTGTACTTGGTTTTAACCTGTTACACATTTCAATAAACCCTTCTTCGAATATGTCATAGCTTTTCTTTGTTACGCCTACAGTCGACACTGCAACTGTATTACCTTTCTGTACACCCTCAAAACAGAAGTCAAAGGTGCTTCTATCTCCCCATGATACAGTAGGTATTACTATTACACCATTATCTTGCCAGAATTTACCTAGCCAACGATTACGATACACATTAAATATCTGTAATGCTTTAGGCATATCCACATAGATGCTAAAGTCGGGAGTTAAACTCTTACCTATTTTCTGTATTCTAGCTAATGTCTTAACGGGGCTATTCCACACTCCCTCAAAATGGTAGTCATCAAGGAAGAAGTGAATACACTTCTCCATTGATGCTTTACTTGGGTGGGTTACCTCTTTATAAGAAACTAAATCTTTAGGTATATAATCCTCCTTATCTAAAATAGGTATGTCATATTTATTTCCTTTATAGGTATCTAAATACATATTTAATCGGTCAAATCCTCCAGGTAAATTGCTATTCCAGTTCGTTATGCTGTTCATCTCATTACCTCCTATTATTACTGTCTAATAACTTGTACTCGTGTACACATGTTAATATTATTTCACCTTTGCTATTTGCAAGGTCATAATAAATGTCCCCATGTTTTCCTACTACTTTATATGTTCTTCCTTGATAAATTACTAATTGTCCTATCTTATACATTGGTCTATTCTCCTTACTATGTCTTCCTCTGTTACTGTTATCATAATGCGTCTTTTATTCAAGCCCATTATTTCATAACAATCCTCTATCTTATTACGTCTTAATTGTTTGTATCTATTCACTACCACAAAAGGAACATCTATCCACTTTATAAAAATTCTATCCTTTATATTGTATTTAAAGTCTTTAAAACAAGTTATTCTTCCTTTTGTTTGCACATCTGCCACAGGTACAACTAAACTATACATCTTGTCATCTCCAAAGTTTAGCTTCTGTATGTTACAAAGTTCACCCTCTAACACTTCACTTGGCACACCTACTTGCTCAACTCTGAATAAATCACCTAGATATAACACTAAATCATTAACCTTCATTACACAAACCTCCTTTAAAATGGTAATTCCATTTCGTCATAAACTTTATCGTCTGTCATCTTTTTCTTAAAATCTCTGTGCTTAGTTTTCATGCTCTTATCTATTTTGCCTTTGTTCTTGGCTTGGATATACATTACATATAACTCCAAGTACATGTCACGTAATTTACTATATTTACCTTCTAATGTGTCTAAACGTTCTCTATTTACTCTGTCCTCTGCATGGTACATTTCAAGTTCTAGCTTTAAATCCTCTACTTCTTCGTCTATACAAGCTACGTCTTGCAGTTCAGCCATTTCTTCATACTTACGTATAAATTGTGTCATAAACCACTCTAAATCTTTTGTACTATTTACAATATTACTAACTCCACCTAAGTTTATATTTTTACTCATGTTTTAATCCTCCAATTTATCTACCATATTAAAATAAATATGTTGCATTACACTGCTACTCAATTCACCATATCTCATACGTAGGAAATAATCACGTTCAAAGTGTACTGTAACCTGTTTTGTTTCACTTGTAATGTAGTATAAAACTTCCTCTCTATCTAAAATAGTATGAACGTTACATCCTTTGTATGTTTGGTTGTTATAATCACAATAATCATAACCTGCTTTTATATCCTTTTTAATCTGATTAAATAATAACATCATTACACCCCTCTCGTTTTCTGAACTATTTATTTAAATTGTAACAAAAAATAGGTAACAGTACAAGGGAGTTACCAGTTCCCTACATTCTGTTACCTATTTGGACTAAAACATACAATTCTTTATATAAACTTTTAAGGAATTACCTAGTTATACTTAACTACCGTACTCTGATTTTCAATCTAGAGTACTAACGTCATCCTTTTTCAAGGATGTACGTGTTACTTTTATAAAACATTCTTAACATTATCATGTTAATAATATTTTATGTGACCTTTAGTTTCTTGTCAAGTAGATGAAGAAACCTTTAAATACTGTTCGATAAAATTCACATTAAATTCACATTGCGTTCGATTTTTACCTATTTTCTTCACATTAAATTCACATTACATGACATAACGCTTTAACGTTATTTTTATACCTATCTAATAATTCCAAAAACGTTTTAACGTTATTTATATGCCACATATCCAGTAATTTATTCAAAACGCCAACCTTATTTTAGCGTTACGTTCCATCCATTACATTACCTTTATGTCACACTGTCACAAGTTCGATGTTACACCATATACCCTTTAAAAATGTTCCCAAGTTCATGTAATAAGGGTATCCATATTACCTATTAAATTTATCCCAAGTTCATGTAATGTAACACTCCACATAACCTTAGAATTTCTTTCCAAGTTTCTATGCTATGTAATATATACCACATTACCTTAAAATTTTATCCCAAGTTCCATGACTAGCGTCACGAAAAAATTGTAATATGGAGGGTTTTAAAGGTAGGGTGGTTAATACGGGGGTATATTACACAGGGTATTTATTATACAAATAAATACAATATATTTATATTGTACAGGGCGTACATGGTATGTTACATTGTATCATTGTATACATAATATAATAATTAAAATAAAAACATTACGTACATAAAACATTATTATGTATGTAATAATATAAATTATTATTTATTACATTACATATTATTACATAATTATATTATATATGCATAACACATTATATTATTACATTATATATTGTACATATTATATTACATATTATTACATTGCATTACATATATGCATCTATACTATTTATACATGTAATATAAAGCGTTACAATATATTACATTCTATATATTACATTATATAGGCGCTATATACAGGGCTTTATATAACCCGTTATATAGAAGGCTTTATATAAGGCTTTTATTATTTTTCTTTTTTATAACCTCCCATATCCTGGCTTATATCCACCCTGTTATAACCCGTCATATATTGGCGAATTATAGGCACAAAAAAACGGGCAATATGCCCGTCTTCCTAACTGAATACGTTCACACACGCTTTTAAAATTCGGCTAGAGTCTGTACATACATCTTAACCGTAGAAGGATTAACTTTTGGTGTCACTATATAAGTTATTTTTTTCTTTTCTCCTTCCTTGCCTTTTTCTAATATTCTTACGAATGTTCCTTTCTTTACATGTACGAAAATCCATTCTTTGTTACGTCCTATTTCTTTAGCTTCTCCGTCTGTTATGAATTTTCTAAAGCCGACTTCTCTTATTTTAACGGCAAATACCATATTTATGTTCTTTTGTACAAAACCTAACACATCAAATTTTCTTTTATTTTCCATACTCATTATATTGTTTAATACTAACATTTCATTACCCCTTTTCTTTTAAAAGAGCGCTACATTTCTGTAACGCCCTCTCTTTATTATTTATTACGTTTTATTTCCCAAGTTGTTGTATCAAGTGGCTTATCTTTACGTCTTACCACTTCCGTTTCCTTGTCATCTTGAAGGAAACAATATATAACAGCCAGTATTACTATTGAAGCGAAAGTCATTTATATCACCTCAATTCTTTGGTAGTCATCTGCATCCCATGTTTGATGAATAAAACTGTATAACTCTTTCATTACATTACGCCAATTTTCCATATCTTTTACTCGTCTTGCTAATATTACATTGCCATATGTCACAGTTAGTAACATTTCTATTTCATTGTCTACCTTGTGTATTAAGATATTTTGTGTAATGCCAGTTTCTACAATTATTTGGTAACTGTTATTAGCTGGTAAATTGTTTACGTAACGGAATAATACGTCTTCCTTTCTTAATATTCCTTTCACTTCGCATATTGTTTGTGTCATATTCATACTCTCACACCTCACATAATTATTTTTAGAGTTTTACACTCTACACTACTACCAAACACAAGCTCATAAGTATTTGGTAGTAGGAACAGCCTAAAACTGTATTTATGTTATAGGAACGGGGGAGCGTTCCTTATAACTCACTATCTTTATATCGTTCTTCCAATAGGGTCATGAAGTAAGTAGTAAAATCTACCAAGTCTATTGTTTTAGGATTAACATATACTGTCACAGTTTTTGATACATTACCATGTGGATAATATTGACGTTTTGTTTCAACTACCCAACTTGGGTCATTTGTGATTTTTTCTTGGTGAATATAATCACCATTTGAGTAATATCTCACGTCCAAGTTTTCAGTTAAACAGTTCTTGCTTGTATATGTTTTTGTTACAATTAAACCTTCAGCTTCTGTTGTTTTACTTACTTCTACATGTCTGTCTTTATTACTTCCTACGAGGATAACATCCGTTTGTTGGAATAAATTCATGTTATAAGTACACATAACACTTTTTATTACCTCTTGCATATCGTCTAGTGTAGGTTCAACACCATTTGTAAATATTTTAAACATATAACACACTCTCCTTTTTATAAATATTTTGCATAGAAGCTATAATCTAAACCTTCATTCTTTAAAACTGTTGCATATTTATGATTAGCTTCCCAATCATACATGCATCTGTCACAAGGGCAACCCCAATCACAGGGTCTGTTACCAAAGTCGTCTGCTGAACAGATAGTATCTAGTATTTCAACCCATAACTGATGTTTGTATACTCCTTTAGCTTTTTCTTCTAAACTGTCACTGTCATGCCAAACTGATATTTCATCAGTTCCTAATTCAGTTGTTACGTTGTAATAAGATAAATGCCCTATGTCTTTAACTTCTTCACAAATTATTTTTCCATTTAAGAATGTTTGTTTCATGTTTCATCACACACCTTTTCGCATATTTTAGAGTTGTAACACTCTATACAACCCCCAAGTCATAAGACTTGGAAGCTGTAACAATGTTACATGTAGTGCCTATTTGATTTTCTCAGCTTTATAAATTGCATAATCATGACCATAGTTGTTTACTCTGCAATGTAACACGTCATTGACTGCAAACCATTTTTTCTTAAGTGATACACAGTAAGGTATTTCAGTATAGAAACTAAGTGATACCATTAAACGTAATTTTGCGTCAAAATGCATTACTTGTTGTAAATCAAGTCTATTTGGGAAATTATCTAAACCATGCATTTTTAATAGTTTTTTATAGTCATCATCACAAACTTCCATTGGGTCAACATATGTTACGTTTTCCCATTCGGGGAAGAATACGGCTATAACTAGGTTTTCTTCACCTATATCCTCAATTTCAAATATGTCTGTAGAGTCTACTCTATTAAGTATATACCCTTCTAAATCGTGTAACACTTCGGGGAACATTGGTCTAGTGTATCTGTAGCCTACTAATTTAATGTTTTCATTTTGTTCCTTTTGACTAGGTTTTTGTTTTTTGTTATCACCTTTTGTTTCAGTTTTAGTGTCATCTTCCACTTTAGCTTCTTCTTTTGGCATTATTTCTAGCATTTCCAATGCTTTATTAAATGCGTCTTCTGATTTGAAGTTTTCCACTTTTAAATCAGCTTTAAATCCTGTTTTGATTTCTTTTACTTGCATTTCTTTGCCTTCTAAAGCATCTAACCAATAATTTGCTATGTCTTCACCGTCTTTGTTAAGAAGTGGGGCAATATCAGTTATCACCTTAATCATTTGTTTTCTAGTAGTTACTTTTGAGAATTTCATAAATTTCACACACCTTTTCTTATTATTATTTTAGAGTTTAGCACTCTAGTAGATACCTGTTACAAGTGTAACATGTAACAGATACCTTAACAATGCTAAAATCTAGTTTCGACCATTTCTTCTAATTCTTTTTGGTCTATGACATGAATATTAAATGCGTCCATTTCAGCTTGGCGTTTCATTTGACCTTGTAACTTGCTTGTTGTTACTGAATATTTTGTACTTGTTACATATAAGTCTTTGCCTTCACCAATTACTGCTATTAAAGTATTGTAACTAAAAAGCATGTCTTTATAAGTCCATTGGTTTGCAGTACTGTAAGCATCTGTGTCCCAACTTAGGAATTTGTCTATGACATCACCATTACGTTGAACTCTTGTTACATCCTCAACTGTTCTAGTTTCATTTACCTTAGTAAAATTTGCTGTTCTAAACATATCATCACACACCTTTATATTATTTATTAGAACTTTAATCGTTCTACACAACTCCCAAGCGTTACGTTTGGAAGCTGGAACAATGATTAAATATTCTTATTTGGTTTATGCATTACAAGGTGTTTGTCTATTTCTAATACCTTTTCCACATCTAAAATTAGTAGATAGTAGTTATTTTTGTAATATATTGGTATATCTACTGTATTTATAGTGTTTGTTGGAGTATCAAATAATGGGTATTCCTCACCTTGATAAAGTATTACTTCGTCAAGTAGTAATTCCCCTGTTTCCTCTGATTCATGGTAACAAGTTTCAAATTCGTAATATGTTTCGCCATTGCATAGTATTACACATGCAAATCCTAAGTCATCTACTGTTTCCATTTCACCTCCAGGTATTAATTTTTCTAGTCTGAAATGTTTTGTGGTAAATTCCATGTCATATTCTGTAGTAAATCTACTGTAACAGTCATCTACCTTTACCATTTCTTCTAATGTTCTTACTACCTTATTCATACATCACACATCCTTTATTATTTTATTAGAGTGTAATCACTCTATACAACTCCCAAACCTTTCGGTTTGGAAGCTGGAACAATGATTACATCACTATTTCACTATTTAAAAATGTAGCGTTCTTAAATCCGTCTAAATCTACTAATACATTGTAACAACCGACATATAATGTTACTAAATATTTGTCATCATCTGATAAAACCTGTAACTCTATTTCATGCCATTGGTCATCATAAGTAGCTTTTATGCTTGTATCAAGTTTTGGGCAAACACCATAATCTGTAACATCCAAAGATTGATTGAATGGAATATCTCTAAAGAATTCCTTTGTAGCTTCGTAGTCTAAATTTAATTCCTTTTTAGCTTCTACATCAACTATTTTTATTTCTTCACCGTCATAGATAAAACATATGTTGTCCTCTGCCACTCTTAGATTTTGTACATAACGCATATCATCACACACCTTTATTATTTATTGTAGAGTAGTCACTCTATACTAATCCCAAGCTGTTACACTTGGGATTAGGAACAATGACTAATCTTCCAATGCTTTTGCAACATCTAACACTATTTTGTAATATTTGCCTTCGTAATATGCTGGTATTACGATTAATCTATTAAACATATCATAAGGGAAATTTCCTTCTGCATTGATTACTAAAGTTGTAAACTCTACGTTTTCCTTATTTGTTAGGCAAAATTCGGGACAATAGAAGTCAGTATGTTCTCCTAATATAAATGCTTTATCTAAGATTTCAAACATTACTGCCAAATCTTCTACTTCACTTTGGTATTTTCCGTTTGCATCAACTTCAAATATTCTAGTTGTTTCATCATCAAATTCCAAATCATAATCAGCAGTTATCATTGGATAATATTCCACTATTTCATTTAACCCGATTTCTATATTTTTTATATTACTCATACATCACACATCCTATTCTTTATATTTTATTAACTAACTCTTAATACTTGTATGCTTTAAAAAAGGGCTGTAAGCTGTAAATTATAGGCGTGTTATTTGATAGGCTATAAAGAGTGCTTACAGTCAAATTTTAAAGCATACAAGTTATATAAATAATTATTAGCTTATTAAAGCGTATAGCAATGAATACACACGTTATACGCTTGATATAAAATAATAATTATCTATGCGTGTGTGTGTGCGTGGGCGTATTCAATTATCAAAGTGCTATTACATACGGGCGTTATGGATAAGATAGCGTTTATATGTATGTAATACGTGAGTGGATTTGGACGGGTCACGCTGTACTGTACGTGAGCACTACGTATTTAATAAAGTACTTTATGCACTTGCTACAATTTAAGTCTTCTTTACTACTACAGGAAGCACACTCTAAAGAGTGTACAACATCTACTAATAGCACTATTCAAGGATTGAATATACAAGAGTTATCAAGTCTGTACATTCAACGAGTAGCTTGATACTTTAGGTAGCTAATTTTACAGTGCATAGTTGCTTTATTAGTTAGAACGGGTGTTAAAATAAAATGATAATACATTCTTCTAACTCACTACGGGTCACAAGCTATATAACTAGCGTAATACGCTGGTCATTAAGTTGTAACACTATAAACTTTTCAAGGTACACGTGAGTTGTATTGCTAACTCACTAACTAACTATATATTAAATTTATACTTATACTGTATCACAAATTTGACTTTGTGTGTTAGATTTTTTTCAACTTATCGTGTAACATTCTTTAGAAGCTAGTATTTGCAACGGTTTCAGCTTCAAAATTTTTTTTGAAACAGGCGTTACAAATAGATGCTACACGTTAAATATAGGTAATTGAATACAGTATACAGGTATAAAATAGGCTGGATTTATAAAGCTACACGTTATATTTATATAACAAGTATACAGTATATAAAGTATTGTATTCATAAAGCATGTATACACAAATTGATTTCTGCATACAAGTTGTTTCTAATGTTACGCTGGTAACAGCTTCTTGTTTTTAGTATTAATATAAATTATCAAGGGATATACTAGAACGTGTTAGAATGGCGTTGACGGGCGCATATATGGATTATACGTTGTAACGGGATAGTGTAACAGGATAATAAAAAAGCGTAACAGCTGAAGAAGCTGAAACGCTTATATAATATGCATAGCTTATTTACTTACTATACTTTTTATTAAGTTTAAATTTAATACCTTTTTTCTTTTTCTTTATACCTAATTTTTGTTGTGTCATGCTTTTTATCATTTCCAATATTACGTCTTCATATTTATCACCAGCTTCTTTAAACTGACCTTTTCTTCTGTTACGTTCAGCTTCTGCCAATCTCATGTCTGTATTACGTAACGCCTGTTGTAACCCTTCGGGTGTATTATATCTTTGGAATAACAATTTCACCTTTGCTAGTATGTCATCCTCATTTAAAGAAGTTGCCATTACGTAATGGTTTTCTTTTAAACGTACTTGAAACATTTCGCCCTCAAGATAAATATAGTAAGGTTGTTCCTCTAAAAACATCTTTGATACTATTACTTTCATATTCTCAATCTCCTTTGCGTTTTATTTAATTTTTATAACATAAGTGTAACACGTAACGTTACACGTGACAAGCTACCAAATTTATATGTAACACCTGTTACGTTACACTGTCACATTACACCTTTCCCCTGTCATGACATATAAATTTACTGTCATATTACACCCATTACACCCGTCATGACACCTGTTTTTAAAGCATGACACTCTCCTTTTCCTACCCTAGTGTCACAAACCTTAATGAATTAAAGTGTTACACCTCGTACACCTATGTCATGCCTTACCTTTTAAAGTGAAATAGGTATTCCTTTGATTATTTACCCCTATAAAAATAGCTCCTTCACTTTATTTTTTAAAGTGTGACACCTTGTGTCCATACCTCCTGCTTGACACCCAAATCGTATACCTCTAGCCTAATGTAGTAGGCTTTTAAACACTATTATTACATCATGTAACTATTACATAGTAGAATAGTAAAAAGGAATGCCTACGCACTAAATACACTAATATAAAAGAATGTAGGTTTTATATACTCTATCTACTTTATTCATAAGTTAATAAATATATTACACTTTCACCCGCGAAATTTTATTTTTTGTGACGGTATAGAAAAAGGGTATATTAAGCGATAACTTAACTACCCTCTCTATATATCTTATAGTATTACCTTATAAAAGCTACCTGTTACTTCGCCCATTTTTCAAAAATGTAACGGACATTTAATCCTCGCCTTTATTTGCTTTATCTAAAATGTAATGTACATATGCCAATACACAGTCATAATTAAATGTATGTATTTTATATGTTAAAGGACATTCTCCACAAGAGAATCCTTTATTATGTTGTTCACAAAACTTTTTAGCCGATTTTCTTATATCTGCGACTAATTCCCTTTCACTCTTTGTTCTTCTTCTATTTGGCACGTTTTTTCAACCCTTTCTTTTTAGATTTTACACGCAATCCTTTACTAAGTAGTAATCTAAAGGCTTCTTTACCTTTAGGTGTTATTAATGTTTGTGTATCACTATGTCCCCAATCAGTAGTAAATTCTTTTAATTCAAAGTATTCCATTTTATCTGCGTATGGTTTTATTTTTCCTCTTACATCTCTATAGCAAAAATTATTTTCAATTAACCATTTTGTAAAAGCCGTCTGTTTTATATGAAGCTGTTTAGCTGTGTCACGTATATTTGTTAATAAGTTGTTATCCACTAAAGCGTCAAAGTAATCTGCCTTAGGTGTCATTTCTTCTATAGCCTGTGTTTGTTGTTGATTTTCTATCTGCAATTTTTCATTTTCTTCAACTTGTGCCAATAACTGTTGTAATGCTTCCTTATAAGTAGTTGGAACTTTTGGTTGTTGTTCTTTTATGTACTGTTCCATTTCATTAAATCTTTTAACGTATTTTGCAGTAAATAATATTCCCTTTTCTCCAGTAAGTTTATTTGCTAACATTTCACAACCCATTTTTGTGCATTCATAACATTTATTAGATTTACCACTTGCGTCTTTATAACTACTTTCTATGAAATAATCACTTACGCGAGAACTCGCTTTAGTTAAAACAGGTATAATTCCAACAACTTTAGTTCTTCCATCCTTATAAGTTTCTCCTTCTAACATTTTTAATACTTTTGAGTGTTCTCTCTCCATCATTTCTGCAACTTCTCTTGATGATATAGTTTGTTCTATTCTATTTTCCCCATTAATATTTTGTATTTCATTCATTTAAAACACCCCTTTTTATAAATATAAATCAACCAATCCAAAATTGGATTTGCTAACTTCAACTTTAATATTACTTCTATCCAATATTTTGAAGGGCGAATTTTTTCGCTGTTCAAAATATTTATTTATTACGTTTTTTCAATCCCTTCTTTTTAGGTGTTACACCTTTATCTGCGTTTAATTTTTTTATTCCTTCTGTTACGTCATCTACTTTTTGTAATAAATCCTTTTTCATCATTTCCATTCTTGCTACATAAATATCTATTGCCTTTTGTCTGTCATGTGAATAAACAGCGTTACGTGATACCATGTAACAGTCTAAATCTGATTTACTTAATTTAGTCCAAGATGTACCACTTATCATATACTGTTTCTCTGACTCCTTTTCTATTTTTATTTCTGTTACTGTCACGTTTTTTACGTAACCTATGTGTCTTACTTCATATAATTTTTTGCTCATTTTTTAATCCTCCCAATAAATCATTTCTTCTTTTAAATCTACACCTAACTCAGCATATACCTTAGCTAACTCATGATTTATACTGTCTTTAAATAGTATACCTTGGTTTGCTATTAGTGTTGGTTTTGGTACTATTACTTCCACAAAATCTTTTGAAGCTAATATATCTGTTAACCTATATGTTTTAACTGGTATACGTTCAACTGCATAACCTATTGGTGGTTTTAACCAAGAGTCTACAGGTTGTAAAGCAACTGTTACATCTCCTTTAAATTCTGCCATTTGTCTTAACTTAGTTAAAGGTATATACACCTTCTCTTTGTAGTTCACTAAAACAATTTCAAATCCTTTCATTTTCTAACCTCCTATTTTCTCTTTTCGTAATGGGGTTCAAAACCACTAATATCAAAACAGCTTCCTTTACCTTCTTCAATGTACGGGCAATTTTTTTGATGTTTACAAGTGCCACAATCGTCAACAAGGTATTCTACCCATTCTTTAAAAAACTTAAATATACCCATTTTCTAACCTCCTTGATTTTTCGCTAAAATAATGCTACCCTTATATTGAGTAAACATCGATAGCCAATACTTATTACTCATTTGTAAACCTTATAATTTTGTACTAAGTGTACCTAATGTTTTTTATTCCTTTCGTTTTCATTAGGTACACTTTTTACTTGCCTATTTAAATTGTATTAATGCTTTTACCTTTTTCTTACGTGTAAATGTTACAGGTCTTAACACTTCTTCTTCCAATTTTACATTTTTAGCTTCTTCTGCTGGAATACCTAATCTCTTACACGCTTGTCTTATATACCCTTCGATGTTTTGTAAATTACTTATATATAAATCCACTTTTGGTAACATGGCTTTATACTCAAAATATGTTATTTCCTTATTATTATATCGTTCTTCTAAAGTATCTTCCACATCTTTTATATATTGCTGTACTTCTATATATTCCTCAACTGCTCTCTGTACTGCTATTTTTAGTTCCTTTTCACTCATTAACTTAATTTCCATAAAATCTTTTCTTGTCTTTCTATACATATTTATCATCCTTTCATTTATATATTGTATGTTTTACTTATTAATAGTTACATTGTAACACACTTATAGACAAAAAAATAGTAGGTTAGTAGTTCCGTTCTACATAACCTACTGGTTGGTTAATTATTGAGTAGTTTCCAAACTTATTAAATGCAGTTCATCAAATAAAATATACTTTGGGGATTCTACTACTTTCATAAAAAGTCACAGGGGAAAAACGTGTTATTATGAAATCCTCATAGCAGAATAAGAGATTTGTAAGAAAATCATCCTTTACACTAAGGATAAATCCTTAGTTTTCAAATAATTATCTTTACAATATAATTATATGTGCATCCTAAGATGCTGTCAAGTAACCTACTCTTTAACTTCTTTACCCTCTACCTCTATTGCATCCTCTTTATCTGATTTTTCTTTTTCTGCCATTATATCCTGTACGTCATCATCATTATCTTCAGTTGCCGATTTCATATCTTTAAATAGTTCTGCTAGAATACCTCCACTTGCTCCTGCATTACTTACTTGTGTAACAGTTTCTCTACTTCCGTCACTTCTTACTGTATGTGTTTGTTTTATTACCTCTTTAGGTAAATTTAAGTTTAGATTCGCCATTTGATTCAACATCTGCATATTTTGAGAGATTAAATTTGTAACAATGTTATTAGGTAAACCTCCGTCAAGCATTTCAAATATAGATGCCCTTTGTAGTCTGTCTAAGTTCATTTCTACCATTGATGCCATTGCATCCATTACATCTTCTTGGTTACGTGTATCAAATCTATTAAACATCTTTTTGAAAGCACACACCATACCCTGTTTGTATTCGGGACAAGTTTGAGCCGAATAACAAGTGTCACAAAATAGTTTAGGATATTTCTTTGAATATATCTTTTTAGGCTTACGTATGGCTTTTTGCCCTTTTAAAAATCTTCCTTTTTCGTCACGTACGGGAACAATGTCTAAATCTTTAAATATTTCGTCATCCAATTCATCAATTTCGGGTGCTGTTCCGTCTTCTTTAGGTTCGGGAAGAAGTCCACTATTTGCTAGAACATACTGTAATTCATCCTCTGTCATATCTTCATAATCGTATTCTTCTTCTTCCATGTAATGGTCACGTTCCTTAGCTTGTCTGTCAAACCCTGTACCATAAACTAATAATTTATCATTTTTACCTTCAACACATTCTGTAAAGAAGTCACATAAATCTTTTACCTTTTGTTCTCTATCTGTTACAACAGTATTTACCCATAATGTATGCGCTTGGTGTATGTAATCATCATTATAAAATTCATCCCTAAAGTCTGCATACTTATCATCATCCCAATTTATAAATATTGTAGCATCTTGTATCATCACCATTAAGTCTGCTAAAGGTAATTCGGGATTTATATTTAATTTCTTCGCCCAATCTGTGGCATCTGTAGGCGCTTCTAAACGTAGCCAAGTAGGGTCGGGGAAATTAATGTCACTAACACTTTGTACCTGTGATTTAGGCTTTAACCAGTACATTCTAGGGCGTAACTTTGTATCAATGTATTTTTGAGCTTCCAAGAAGGCTTTTATATTGGCTTTAATTAATTCTGCTGTGTCCTCGTCTAATAACTTCTGTTCATCTAACCCTAGGTCTACTAATTTACTAAGATATTCACCTTTCCATTTTTCTTTTTTAAGACGTGTCATCTTAGTACCAGTCCAGTAGTTTACTTCACCATACTGTAACCCTACTAACCATGTAGTTGAGTCGGAAGTGTAAAAAGGTACTTTAGTTAACATAGCTGTACGTGTCATACCAAAACCATGTACTAAAGTATTATATTTACTTGCTATGTTTAATTTTGCAATGTATTCCTGTAAATCTATTGCTACCCCTTCTGTATTTACAGAAGAAAATCCGACATAAGGGTAACGTTGACAATATTGTTCCCATGTCATACTAGAGTTTTGATGCCAAACAAAGCATACAGGTATTCCTGTTTCAAGCATAAAAGGCTCGAAGTATTGGTTATACCATTTACTTACAACATCTGCTCCTACTAAGTTTTCAAAGTCGAAGGAAACAATAGCATAAATATATTCTCTATTTTTCTTTGCCCAATTTAAATAATTTCGTAGGTGATTTTCCCAATAATCTATGTCATAGTCTTGGTATTTTAAGTCATTTTGATAAGTATGCGCCCCACTATCTATAAGGAACTTAACATTCTTACCTTTATAACGTGACATGTTCATGTGTTTTTCCTTGATGTAATGGTATGACATAAGAAAATCACGAATACCCATATCATATAATAGGTTAAAGTACTGCTCATTTTCTACACCCGAATATATCATACGGAAAGGTCTATCATAGTCCATTACCTCTCTTAAATCTGTACATTTATTTTCTGTTACAGGCGTTTCTTCCTTTGTTACTTTTAATACTTTTTTCTTCTTTATTTTCAACTTTTTAGCCATAATGTAATACCTCCTTAATTAATTCTGTTACATTCTGTCTATCCATATCTGTTACAGGTTTTATTTCGTCATGTGTAACTTTATGCACCATACCTAAATAAGGTCTATGTGTGTAATGACAATATCTGCATAAAGTTTCATCTACTAAATCCAGCCCACTTTCAAAAGCATAAGCTGAACCATGTACAATGATAGCACCTATAGGCATCTGTAATGTAAAATAGGCATACATACGTTCCATGAACATTTGAGTTAAAGACGGAATACCAAAATTAAAAATTGGAAATACAAAGATAAAAGCGTCATAAGTATGTAATCTATCTAATACCTCTGATATATCATCTTTACGTACACACTTTTTAGTAGTAACACACCCTAAACATTCATTACACCCTGTAAATTTTAAGTTGTGTAATGTTACAACATCTACATCTAATTTCCCTTTAGCTTCTTGGATAAATAACTCTGTCATATACTCTGTATTCCTTCTTTGTTTAGTCTGACTTCCGTTTATTAATAATACTTTCATGTTACACCCCTAATCTATAAAATATGTAGTAGTTGTGTTACTTTTACCTCTGACACCCCTACACTCAACGCATGTGTGTGTTGTGTCATATAATGTAACACGTACATTCTTTCCACCTGTTATCTTTTTAATGTAACGGCAAATTTCTACTGTAAGATTTTCCTGTGTTTGTGGTTGTTCACTAAAGAAGTTTACTATTCTGTTAAACTTACTTAACCCTAAAATCTTTTCAGCTGGTGTGTATTCTATTCTACATTTACCAAAGAAGGGTAGTAAATGATGCTCACATATTGAATGGAACTCCATTTCACAAATTACTGGAGAAGCTGTCCCCTCTATAGGTGCTGGATTAGGAAATGCCTTCATCACTTTATCTAACTCCTTAGTATCTTTAGGTGCAAATACCTCGTTACACCAAAATTTTGCAATCCTATGTGGAGTACCTATGTTACGTTCTGTTATCTCCACATCTAAAACCCTATAAATTTCATCTATTAACGCTTCCACTTGTTTAATTTTATCTGTCATATTATCTACCTCCTTATATTCTTATTATAGCAAAAAAAATAAGCATTGGACGAATCCAATGCTTACCTGTACCTAGTATGTTTTCCATTATGCTCTAGGGTTTCTGTTTCTGTTTCTGTTGTTTCTGTTGTTAAGAACATTTCTTACAGATTTTGTTGGTACATTTTCTATACCTAAACCTTGTAACCTATTAGTTTCAGTTTGGACTTGTTTAGCACTTGGCCCCTCTGCAAATACTTTAAACATATCAGCACCTCCTATGGTTTTTAGTTGGAGTAGGGTATCAACGTAACATGCCTTCGCATTACCAAAAAACAGTTGCATGTACTTCTTCCTCCATACCTATAGTATAACATGCTAATTGTTGAAAAAGCAACGAATTTTGTCTAAATTTTGGTATAAATTTACATGATTTGTTTTTCCTTTATATAATACATCTATTAATTTTTCACGTTTTAAATTACCAGGACTTATTTCATTATATTTTTCACAAGCAACTTGTGAACCACACCCTAACATGTACCCGTCACTTGTTACAGTAATTTGATTAGAATATGCCATACAATATTTTTCTACAATTAAATGCACTTTATCTGTTAAATGTATTGTTCCATAATCTTCCACTAAATCTATATAGGGTTTTATGTCTTCTTCTGTAGCTTCCCAATAATACTTCTTAGTTAAACATACAGTTAAATCTACAGGATATTTACCTTCTACTGCATTATCTAATATTTCTGCCCAATCGTTACAGTCTAGTTCTTCTATGCCATTTTCCTTTGCATTACCTAAAGGAGAAACAGCTCTAGCATATACTTCTTTAACTCCAAATACACTTAAATTTTGTAATGTTTCCTCAAACATTGGTAAATTCTCTTTGCATAAATCCATTGTTATCTGATAGTTTATTCCATTTACTTGTAATGTCCCTAAGTTATCTAGGATGTGTTTACCTGTGTTACGTAATTGGGTATTAGTTAAAGAATCCACGCTTAAGAATACTTTTCTTAACCCCTTACATTGTCTTAAATTCTCAATGTACTTTTTAATATTAACCCCATTTGTAACAATGTCATATGTCATGTCTAAATCATCCATATAAGACGTAAGGGTAAAAATGGAGTCATCAAATAAAGGTTCTTTACCACTAATGTGTATATGATTTATCCCTATTTGTTTAGCTTGATGTATTACGTCCATAAATTCATACACATTCATGTCTTCTTCCAACGTTTCATCAAATCCATAAAAACAATGTTTACACGTAAATTGGCATTTATTATTTATCAATAACCTCATTTCACCTATAGGGGATTGAATGTAACGTTCTTTATAATTTGGCGTAGAGGGGTCTTCCCAAATTAAATCATTAACACAGTATTCATAAATGTTCTTTATCATGTTACAATCATTACATTTACCACAAGGTTCACCTTCTGCTGTGGGAGTGTTACAAGAGAAAAAATCGTCCTGTGTAATATGATAGTGTCTAGCATATATAGCTAAAGATGCTTTGCTCCTATTTATAAATGGAGTTATAACTTTTATCCCTTTGCTCTCTAGCATATTATTCAATCCATTTATAAATTCTTCGGAACAGTCAAAATATGATGCTTCTTCCCCATTGTCTATTATTGCTAGGGCTATAGTGTCATAACCAAATTTTTCTGCGTGTGCTACAGCATTTGCAATAAATACAAAATTTCGCATAGGAACATAAGCATCCTCTTTCATATCTACAGTATCCCATATGTGGCTACTATCTACATGTACCATACTAAATTTCATACCTAACTTATCTGCCACATCTCTAGCACATTTCCATTCTTCTTGTAACATAGGTTGTGACCAATTCATAAATAAAGTATCTATTTGAGTGTGAGGGTATTCTTCCTTTAAATAATGTAACATTACAACACTATCAAATCCTCCACTATTTAATGCTAATATCTTTTTCATTTTTACCTCCTTGATTAAAAAAATAGGCAGACTATAATAGTCCACCTATTCTGTTACTATTCTACGTTAAACACCTTATGAAGTTGAGTTTGGAAATGAATATGACGTTTACTTATCCAAGGCATTTCAGTATTTAATACCCAATTTATCACTTGGTGTATAATCTTTTCATCTGTCCCATATAAAGGGCTAAGTAAAACCTCATAAGGAAATCCTGCATAGTCTTCTTTCATATTACGTTCCATTACATCAAAAGCATATACTACATCTGCTAAATTTCCAAAACATATCTTAACTTCATCCTTATATTTTAAAAATTTTAAATTATCCTGTGTTACATCACTAATGCGCCCATCTAAAATGTTAGCAGAAGGAACTTTAATATCCATTATTACATTGTAACTTCTTTTAAGTGGGATAGGTAAAGTTCCATTTGTTTCTATATAAACTGTGTAACCTTTCTCTGATAAGTATTCGGCTAGTAAATCTACTTCCTTACTATATACAAGAGGTTCACCTCCTGTTATACATATATCTGTAATTTCATGTTCGTTTGCCATGTCTATTGCACGTTTAGCTATGTTAGCTAATTCCAATCTTGCAGAACATTTGCCTTCCTGTGGTGTGTCACAATAAACGCATTTTACATTACATCCATATGTTCTAATAAATAATGTAGGGACTCCCGAATGTGTTGTTTCACCATTTATTGTATAGAACATTTGGGTAATAGGTAAATAACCTTTTAATTCAGTCATTATTCTAAACCTCCGTCATATTCTACAAAAGAACCTGGAGTTTCATATAATTTGACACGTTCTAAAACAACTCTGCCTTTAAACGCTTCATCTATTACAGGGTCTAACATTTCCCATATCTTAACTGCGATATTTTCGGCTGTAGGGTTAAAATCCAATACTTGGTTTAGGTTTTCATGGTCTAGTTTACTTATTACATATTCCTGTACTATCTCTTTAAGTAATTTAAAGTCTATTACAAATCCGTCTTTAACTTTACCAAGTAACATGATGTGTAAATGGTAAGTATGACCATGTACATTAGCACAAGCTCCATCATAGTTTAGTAAATGGTGGGCAGAGTCAAAAGTAAATTCTCTACCTATACGCATTACCTTTTCATCAAAAGGGTTTATACTTGGTTTTTCTACTTTTTTATCCTCTAAAACTGAAACACCACTACAAAGTTCTTCTAAAACATCCATTAACATACTTATTCCTTTATTTGTCATGTTATTTGGTAATTTTATACCTATTACTCTTTCATTATTTTTATCTTGCATCTTTATATTCCTCCTTAATTACATCTTACTTTAAATTTTATTAATGTTTTCTCTGACCCATTTATTTCAGTTGAGCCAAAACCTGTTACGAAAGATAAATCGTAACCTTTACTAGCTAATATTCCTCTTGCACTTGTTAGTGCTTTTACAGCTTGACTTATAGCTGACGCTCCGATTGCATGAAGTTCGACTTCCTTATCATCTTCTATAGATAATACTATACTTCCAGCAAGTTTTGGTACAGCACTCTTTCCAGCAACTTTTAATACTATTTTTTCTTTCTCCATTTAACTTCACCTCCTAATGTCATTATAACACATTAGTAACGTAATATCTTTGTTACCTTTGCAACAACGTCTTCGGAATCAATGTAACCATATTCTCTACTGTCATATGACATAGAGGGATTATCACCTAAAATGTAACATAACATCTTTCCGTCTTTAAATTCTAAATCATGAACCCTCTTGATGACTCTTAGAGTTTTACCCTCAGAAGTAAGGCGTTTAAACACATAAATTTCTCCTTTTTCTATCTCTAGGTTATCAACACGTTTCGTTAAAATAATTGAGCCGTCATCAAAAGTAGGGTACATGGATAAACCACACACTAAACAAATAGGATGCATGTAAATCCAACGAGCAACTAAATAGATAACAGCACATACTATAACAATTATCTTAGTCATCTGTATCGCCTACTTTATTTTGCCAAGGTTCAAAGTTTTCTATTTGATGTAATAGATGTTCAGCATTTCCGTCAAAACAAATTCCTCTGTCATCTATATACATGACTGCTGGTGGTTTACCATTTGTCACATAATCTACTTTAATGTTATGCTTTTTAAGATAAGCCTTTATAGCTAATAAGCCTGTTGTTTCATTACATCTTGAAGAAACAACTACCACTTTGTAATCTTTTCGTACTTTGTCTATTACTTCTTTAATTCCCTTTACTGGAGGGTCGGGGATAACAGCATGACCTTTCCAGCCACTTGTGTAAGAGTGTATTACCCCGTCAAAATCAAATACTATTATAGGTTTCTTAAACTTCATCCTTATTCAACTCCTTCACTATTTCGTTAAAATCGCATAAAGCTAAAAAGTCTTCCAAACGTAATGTTACAAAATCCCCTAATGCTTCTTCTTTTACATGCCCATCTTTAATTTGCTGACCTAAATAATAAACTACTATTGGTATCTTACCCTTAGGACAGTCATTATCTGCTTGTTTTATCCATTTTCTAATAGCTACAGATTTTTGGTTTTTACATTCCACATGTAGTACGAACTCTTTATCTTCCTCTAAGCATGTTAAATCACCTTTAAATTCTTCGGCTTTGTTTGTCTTCTTTGCAAAACCTCCCGATTGTGGTGTTCTAGTAAGTTCAATACCTAACATTGTTTTAAACGTATTAGCTATCTTACGTTCGTATGTTGCCCCTTTGTTCTTGCTTCTCTTTCCTCTTTTACTTGCTTCTTTTTTCTTCTTTCCAGTTATTAATTTCTTCATTGAAAGCACCTCCTTTATTTAGGTAACTCGCAACTTCTTCTAATGATTTAAAATATTTACCACCATTGCTTTCTACCATTCGACCAACTCTATCTAAAGATTTCATTTGTCCTTCATCAAATTGTTTTTCTGCTTCCTCTTGCCCTATACAAAATTTTTCTGTTTCTTCATTCCATCTAATATCAAGTCTATATTTTATATCTGATTTTAGCACACAGAATAAAGTTTTATTAGGTCTTTTATTACTGTCCTCTATTACCTCTGCAATGCTATATACCCCTGTCATACGTGGAGTTATAACATATAAACAATAATCACATATTTCCCTTTGTCTTAATTCTTCTTGGTAACATCCTTCATTCCAATCAGCTACCACTGGATTAAAATAATCTATATCTAGCATTGGAATTAATTCATCTCTCCATTTGCTACCATTACAAGTTCCACCTAAAAATACTTTTTGCATTATATAATCACTCCCTTTATATAGTTTCTTACCTTTTAATTATAATGTCACTTCCTTTTTACGTAAAGTTTCAATTATATTTGCACCCACTTTTAAAATTTTGGTAAAAGTGTAACGTTTCACCTTTAACATCTTCATTACATACTCTTTTGTTTCACCTTCCATAAGTAACACTAAAGCCATTTGTAACATTGTTACTTCTGTTTCCTTTAAATAAAGGGGTGCTATCTTAACAACCTTTGTTATAAGTTGTGACATTTCTAAATCGTCTTCCATTGCATCTAATTGTGTGTCATACTCCCCTGTAATGTCATTGTTATATTCAAGATTAACCTTGTTACGTTTTAAAAAGCGTGACATATTATTTTCCATGCTGTAATAAGCAAAGGTAGTGAACTTTGCACTACCTTTTTTATATTTTAGAGATGCTTCTACTAATCCTAAATTGGCTTGTTGTAAATAGTCATCTCTATCACTAATTTCATGCTCATTACAGAATTTGTGATGTAACGCCTTAGCATAATCAAGATTATTCAATATTAATTGCTCCTGTTCATGCGTCATTATATACATCCCCTATCTTAAATTACTTAATCTTTTATCCTCGTCAAAATCTCCGTTACGTCTAGTAATTTCACGTGAAATTAAAAATATCATTTCCTCATATGAAGCTATTGTATTTGCTAACATACTTAATTTTAGCTTCTGATTCCTATATTCTAAGAATTTATCTTTTACCTTTTCATTATTGTTACACAATAATTCTTTAGACTTTTCACTTGCCTTTGGAGTTAACTTTGTGTGGCTGTCATACACTTCCACATATGCGTCATAATAAATACGTTTCACATCTTCCACTCTCATTTCTTGCCAGTTATAAAGAGTACGCATGTACGCCTTATTTTGAGTAAAAGCATTTAAATATTTACCTAACTCACGTGACGGAATTTCAGTTAAGTCCGAAGGTAAGGATAAGTAGTTTGTGTCTATCTGTAAATCACCTCCTAAATCTTTAGGTGTAAATACAGTTGCTCCTTGTTCTTTTATTTCATCTGTTAACTTATCCATTAATGATGCATTTTCTCTCACCTTTTGCATCGGATTTATTTTTTTCTTCTTGCCAACTATTTTTTTACTCATGGCTGTCACCTAATGACATATTGCATTATCTAACTCTACTTGTGTTGGTTCTTCACCCTCACCATTCCACTCAAATAAATCTTGAGAACACGCATAAGCGTTATATTGACAAAATTCACATTCTACATCCTCATTACTACATCTACCTTCAAACGCACAATCTTTAAACATAGTATATTCCTCCCTATTTTCTTACGGACGTTTTACCACACAAGTTTCTATAACTACGTTTCTTACGCCCTTTTTTAATTTCTGTTTCAACAAATTCCTTATATTCTGTACTTTCTAAAGCACCCTGTATCATACGCTTAAATCTTGCATCCTTTGTTATGCGTAACAATGATACCAACAAATAGTCATTACATTCTTTTGGTATTTTCCTTGCTATCGCATAATCAACTATTAAACATGCCTGTTCATACGTATGTACATGTGTGTGACCCTCATTAAAGGGTTTGTATTCGTTATATACTAAATACGGATTTTTATTATTTTTTGAGTAGCACACATGATAGCCTTTTTTTGAAAAAAGATGCTTAGAAAAGTCACCCAAAATAGAACACCTCCTAAACTACATAACATTCATTACGATAACTACAAAATCTGCATATGTTACAACTTTTACTTGTGCCTTCTCTCGGTGGTACTTTTTTATTTGCCACGTAATAATTAACTTGGTCATAAAAGTCCAGTATGTCACACATTATTGAGTCATCATATTCTATGACAAATTCCTTTAATTCTTGATTATCTTTGTTTTCATAGAGGAAAACTATCCTGTCTATAGGGCGTTTAATTGTGTGTAACAAGTTATCCAATTTTAAGTTTGTGTCAATGTTATGTTGTATTTTTTCCTCTTTAGTGTATTTCTTACCAGCTTTTAAATGTTGGTATCTACTTCTGTAAAACTCTGCCCTTTCCTTTTCTGATTTTTCAAATTCTTCATCTGTCATAACAGCAAGTTCCTGTCTTCTACATTCTGTACAGTACATATAAATCATAGCCTGTGCAATATGTTCGGGTTTAGGTTCTTTCAGCTTCCCAAAGAGGATAGAGTTCATACTCTTTAATTCTAGTATAGCATATTCCTGTTCGGTCATCTTTAGGATTCCGTCTGTGTGACCTTGTATGTTTGCTTCTGCATCTATGCAAGGACATTCATCCATTACAAGTGAACCTTCTTTTGTTAAATACTCTTGTGTACGTAAATGCATGTGTGTTCCATTGTCAAAAATACGTTGTAAACGTGGGTCTATAAACCCGTCACTCTCTGCTCCAGTTCTTGCATAGTATAAAGAACGCATACATTTAAACACCTGTGACGGACTGTTTACATCTACTGCTCTATCATTTTCTTCCACATTTGTAGCAAGGTAGTTATCAATTCTAGCTGTAATACTATCCTTGTTATATTTGGAAGAATTAAGTAGTTCTTTTACTCCCAATTGTTACACCTCCATTATATTATTTTGTATATCTAAAAAGTAATCCCAGGGAATAATAGATAATTCAATATCCCCAAAATGTACTTCGTGATACCCAAAAGGCATGTCATAAGATAATCTTACACTTTTAGCTTTTTTGTGTAACATTCCTTCTAATGCTTTACCTTTGTTTAAAAAGATAAAATCGTCAACTCTAAGTACTGCATAACTTTTCCTTTTTATATCTATACACATTACAGGTACTCTTAATCCGTCTTTTATAGCTTCTTGTGCAATTTTATTCCACGTTCTTACATTAAGAGTGTAATAATTTGTATCTGTATATTTAGCTTCCACTAAATATTTATCATTACGTACATCAGCTTTACAAAACCATAACGCTCCACTTGCTATAACTGTCTTACCTCCAATTTGTTTTGCAATACGTTCTTCCTGTTTCTTACTCTTTTTCTTTTTTAACATTTCTAACTCCTTTCTTAAATCTACTTAGATAATCATTCTTTTCCTCTTTTTCTTTTTTCTCTAAAGCTGGAGGTTGCCAATAAGAACAAAAACAAGTAGTACCTTCTATAACAATGTCATACTCTGTTACGCTGTCATTTTGACAGTATTCCTCTTTGTCATATAAATCTGCGTAATAAAATCGGCAGTTGTTACAATGCCTTACGTAACGTGCCTTTTTACGTAATGATTCTTCAACAGGTTTGTAACCTCTAGTAAACATTACTCTTTAGCTCTCCTTTCTATCTCAAGTATCTGTTCTTTATACTTATCTATTAGCTCGGGATTTGCTCTAAAGTAGTCTATTAGTTTTTCTAGTCCTTGGAATTTCTTCTCTGTATCTAGTCCTTTATCAATATAGAACCAAGCACCTCCACGTGTAACTAAATTATATGATAGAGCTAACATTATTGCAGACTTAAATGTGTCATTGTACCCTTCTTTAACTCCTGCTATTTCACTATCTACTTGATAGAAGTCAAACTCACCACTTACCATACGTTTGTATGTTTTGTTCTTAACTATTTTGTATTTTACTACTTGACCTACAATTTCTTTATTGTTACCTGTACCTTCTGCTATCCAATCCCCTCTACGGAAACGAATATGTACAGAAGTATAAAAGCCTACTGCTCTACCTCCTGGTTCATATTCGGGGTCACCATATGCACCAATCTTTTCTCTGACTTGATTTATTAAAATTAAAGTACAAGGCATTTCACCATTACGGGTAAATCTGTTATTTATACTTTGGAACTTACCTAAGAACTCACCAATTAACTTTTGTTTCACTCCCATTTGTACACTGTCACCTGTGTCACTCTCTAACACTTTTGTGGGTTCGGCTACTGCAACAGAGTCCCATATTATAAACTTAATACCTTTTTCTTGTAATGACTGCATAAGTTGTGCTACTTCTTCCAAAGAGGCAGGGTTAGAATATATCATGTCATCTGTATCAATACCTAACTGTTGCAAATATGCGTTATCTAAAGTGTTCTCAAAATCCATTAACGCACAAGGTAATCCCATTTGTTGTGCATTACGTAACATATGCAATGACTGTGTGCTTTTAGTAGAAGAATATTCACCACTTATGTGTATTATTCTCCCTATTGGTATACCTCCCCCTAAGTCTACATCTAATTGAGGGTCACCTGTTGGTATTCTTTTTATACCTTCTAAACTGTATTCTGTCATATTTGAAGCTGTACTTACTATGTTGTCATCTTTAAATTCCTTTTTAATGCTTTCAAGGATATTTGACACTACACTACTTGTTCCTGTCTTCTTAGGCATTGTTTTCGTCTTTTTTTTCATCTTATAGTCCCTCCCTGTTCATTGAAAAATTGTAAAGGTCTTGATTATTCCAGTTAAAAGGATTAATTAAATGTTCTTTTATGACCCTATTAACAAATTCGCTAAATGTAATGTTTTCTTCTGCCTGTTGTTTATATACATTAAAGGCTGTATACAGTTTTTCATCCACATATACTGTGGTTCTTCTTTTAGTCATTTATTACACCTCCTTCACATCTATTATAAGTATGTCATCAGCTTTTAATCTGCCACATCCTATGTTTCTATTGTATTTAGCACGTATAACACCTATCCACCAGTTATACACTAACATTTTCTTTAAATTTGTATAATCTGTATTTTCTTTTGGTTTACTTGTGTATTCTATAGTGTCTACTACGTTATACCCTTTTAAAGAGTACTTACACACATATGTTTTGTTTCCATATGGAAATCTCTTAGCTAATTTTTCAGCTTTCTTTGCCATTTTTGCTTCTTTATTTTTACCAAACATCTTAACAACCTCCTATGTTTTAACTTTTTATTTATATTTATATTATAGAGAATTAACGTTAAAACGTCAATTAAGTAAAATAACCTTAAAAAAATAACCCTTGAAATAAATCAAGGGTTACACATATTATAAATTATCAAACATTTCTCGTCTTGCGTTCCATTTTAAATCTATAGGAGCTTCACACTTACCACACTTTACAGTGAAGTGTTCTCCATCTACACTACAACTTGCAGTGTAACGTGCATTACAACATCCACAAGTGTATTCTGCAATGTCTAAAGGAAAATCAGAAATATTCATGGAATGACCACATTTAAATTTGACTATGTCATGTTCACGTCTATTTAACCATGCATATTTCTGACATTTATCTGTACCAGCATCAGCACACGTAGATAATCTGTCACACTCCACGTAACATAAAGAAGGATAAACTTTTGATTTTACTATTTTGCCAATGTCTACAGGTTTAGGTGTTCTAGTAGGTTCTTCTACCCTTTTTACTGTAGGGGGTTTTACAACTACCTTTGGTTTCACTTCATGTACTGCTTTCTTATCCTGTAACAATAGTTTTAATACTTGCAAAACATGTTTTATATCCTCTGTACCTATTGCTTGGGTTTCAATATTAATCTCTTTGTTTGCATCTTTAAATTCTAATCTCATACATCATTCCTCCAATACATTTGTTTAAGTTTAATTAAAGTGTATAAAAAATGGGGTATGCTGTCAAACATACCCACATTGTATCAATGCCCGCAAGCATATGACGCCCCATGTGAAGCACCTATATCAAGTGCTAAATTTAATAACTTGTCACGTCCAAAAGGATAAATCATACATTCTCTTATTTCCTTTATTGCTTCGTCACAGTTTTCCTTTGGGCAACTAAATAATAGCTCGTCATGTATCTGTACTAACATCTTACACCCTAATTCTTTTAAGCGTTCATTTTTAGCTATATTTATTTGTGCATTTATCATTATGTCAGCACCACTATTATGATTTAATAAACCACTTGCTATATAACTATGGTCTTCTGTAAATATTTCTATGTCCATAGTTGGTAACACCCCTAAATATTCTGTCGTAACAATTTTTGTAAATGTTATGCCCTTAATCAAACCTAATAATTGTTGAGCCTTTGATGATGTACATAATTGTAACAGATGAACGCATGAACTTAAACTTCCTCCTTTTGTGTATAGTTTACGTCTTAAAGCACAATCTTTACCTTGTAGATGTAAATTCTCATCATACGTAAGTTGTGCTACGTCCTTGCATAAATTAATAGGTGCATAACTTGTGGAATGTCTATCCATAACACTTAGTAATCGTTGTTGTTTACTCTCAACCTTGAATCCTACTAACTCATTAAATTTGGCATAAGAATCTAATTCTACAAAAACTCTGTAAACGCCATTTTTCTGTTCTTTATATCTAGAACGTATGCCTAATGAGTTAAGCAGTAAGTGAACTGAATAAGCCACTTGTTGTGATTTACTTGTATAATTTAAACACTCTTTGCTAAAACCTCCGTCAGTATTAAAAAGACCTCTTAATAAAGAGCATTTAATATATACATCAGAAGTTAAATACCATGACGGGATTATTTTATCTTGCTTACTAGCGTTGTGTAATCCATTACTTCTACATAACTCTCTAAATTGCTTATTCTCTGTTGTAAACTCGTAACATTCACCTTTACTTCCCGAACTTTGTCTTAGGGTTAATTTATAATCTAAATGTTCCTCCACAAAAGATTTTAATAGATGTAAATAAGGAAGTTTATCTTTACCCCCACATAATCTCATAACATTACGACTTGAATAATTACCGTCGCCAATTAATGCCCCAATATATTCATGTATACTTACATCTTTATTATTACATGTAACATTATTATAATTACCATTTACTATATAATCTCCTGGTTGTAATTCTTTTAAACGTTTAAATATCAATTCACCATTATCATAAATGCAGAATCTATGGTCTAGTGTTACCTTTTGAATAGTGTTTAAAGTAGTTAATTTGTACACTTCTTTATCTCCTGTTTCATATACATTGTAATCATCTGTTACACCTGTGTGTGTTACAAGTACATCTTTAGTTATATCAAGCTCACTTATTTGTTTGTAACCTTTTGTTGTTAAAATTGGTGTATCATAAGTTTGACACCCTTGTATCGGTGCATTTAATGCTAATCTTTCAGCATAACCTACTTCTCTAAAATTGCTACTTTGTATTTGTGGCAGTCTACGTTCACGCCCTAACACTGTATACACTTTTCCATGTTGATGTGCATACTTCTTTTGGCGTTTCATAAACTTAGCTATTCCAGGAAACGCTTCAAAGTATAAATCCATTAAGGATTGAGCCATTTCTTTAGTACTCTTACAACCCCAAAATGGTGCAAGTGTGTCGGGTAAATCTTTTTTATGCTTATACCCTTTTAATTCTTGTAACATTTCAGTTAACATTCCGTCACTATTTAATGTACTTTCAAGTGCCATGACACTACCTCCGTACTGTAACAAGAACGCTATTACTTTACCCATTTGTCTAAACTTAGGATATTTCTTTTTAACCTCATTTGCATCACAGTCTAATCTAAACATTAATTTTGCTGTATTACCATGTAAGTCTACTTTATGCTCAAAGGCATTTAATAAACCTTCATCTTTACTAAAGTGTGCCATAACACGTACTTCTAGGTTTGAGTAGTCACAAGATATAATCTCCTCTTGGTCATACTCATCTAAATCACCTACAAATAAACTTCTTATGTTATATCTATCGTCTTCTCCTGCATTTGGTATTTGCATCAAATTGGGAGAATTACAGCTAATTCTTCCACTATCTGTCCCTACAGGATTGAATGAACAATGGATTTTTCCGTCGGGATAACATACCTCTAAAAATTTCTGTGTAAATGTTTTCAATTTACTTAATTCCTTGTATTTTAATAACATATTACAGAACTTAACACCCATTATTTTATTACTATTCTTATATTCCATTCTACTTATGGCTACTAATGTTGCATTGTTAGTTTGAGGAACACCCTTTGCTGTTCTACTTTGTACAGGGAAACCGAAGTTTACATCTAATAAATCTTGGTTTACTGTTTTAAATCCGTCATACCCAAATAATAATTGTGCTAATTGCTGTGACGAATTTATATCAAAATCAACTCCAACTAATTCTAACATCTGATATTCTAGGTCTTCTATGTCCTCTTGCATTTTTTCATTCATTTCAGCACATGCTTCTTTATCTATTGTTATACCTCTTTCTTCCATGTCATATAAAATACGTATAAAAGGTGGGTACATTTTGTAATATATCTTTGTCATACCTGTTATCTCTAGTTCCTCTAAATAATGTAAATATAACATGAAGGTAAAGAAGGCATCCTCTGTAGCATAATTAGCACTATCCCCTATCATTGTTAAATCGAATGTAGCTTTCTGATTGGCTTTTAACCCAGCTTTCTTTTTTATCTCTTTAGGTACTGTAGCAACTACATCATTAAACTTTTCCATTTGATAATTAAATATACGTAACACATTAGGTTTTAACCCTTTATCTACATTTTCATTACATAACCATGACGCTATCATTGTATCAAATATATAAGGTGTCTTTATTTCAATTCCAATGCGTTTCATTACGTGCATGTCATATTTAATGTGATGTCCCACTATTGTAACATCTGTACGCTCAAAAGCTGGGCGTAAATGCCTAACTATAGTCTTCAAAGGAAGCTGTGGAGTAGGGTCGAATCGGTGACCAATAGGAATGTAATAACTATCATTAATACCAAAGCTAATTGATATACCCACTATTTTAAAATATGGATTATCTGCATTACACCAATCTACTGTATTTGTTTCTGTATCAAACGCAAACTCCATAACATCATATAATTTATAACCTAAACATCTTAGTTGTGTTTCACTTGTAACAATAACCGATTTTCTATTCTCAATCTGTTCTCTACCTAATAAATATGCTTCATAAAATCTCAACTTAATTCCTCCTTACTTAAAAAGGAACTCTTAATTGAGTTCCTTCTTTGTGAGTGATTACATCTATTTATATTATTCTTCGCCTTCTAAAACATCTTTTAATGCTTTAGCTGGTTTGAATGAAACTGCCAATTTAGCTGGTACTTCTATTTTTTCTCCAGTTTTAGGATTTTTACAAGTTTTAGCTTTTCTTTCGTATACTTTAAAAGTACCTAATTGTGGTATAGTAAATGCTTCGTTATCTTCCATAGCATCTACTGTAGTTAAAATTAATTCTGTCACCACTTTTATAGCTTCTTTAATATCTTTTTGTTTCATACCTGTTTCAGCTTCAAAGTTATTTATAACTTCCTTCATTGATAATTTTGTTACAGACATTTTAATTTCCTCCTATTTCTTTAATTTAAATTTGTTACTTTTTTTATTTTTAAAGACGGATTTTGCCTTTTTATGTTTAGGCGTTTCGTCTTCATCATCTACACCAAGTATTGCGTCATCATCATCTTCGACCTCGTCATCTGTGTCATGTGTAAAATCTTTACCTTTAGAAGCTGTTTTAGATATTTCGGCTTCGATAATATCCATTAAACTATCTTCACTTCCGTCATACATTTCTTTATATTCTTTAGGTAATAATTCCTCTATTTCTTCTTCTGATATTTTATATCTTCCGTCTTTTTCTAAATTGTAAGTTGTATTAGTATCTTTACCAATACGTTCTAAGTAATATTTTATACCAGCAAGACCATAACGTTGAGATTTTCTTTGTATTATACCAGCAGTTTTAGTACCTACTACATAAAGTTTTAATTGGCGTTCTATTGTTTTCTTTTTACCATTGTCTTCATATTCATAAGGTCTTAAATCTAAAACTAACCAAGCACTTTTAAAACTAGGTCTGTCGCCTGTGTCACATAAAGGACATTTATCTCCTGTACACATTACACTATCAAAATATGTTTTACCATTACGTGTGTTTTTTACATTATGTTCATAGAAGTTAACAGGTTCTTCTGTTAAGAACACTATAGGGGCATCTCCTTCTTTAACATATAATCTGTATATACCAGCTTTATTTTTTTGGTATTCCTCACGTCTTTTTTCTTCTTCTTTGACTGCGTCAAATCCTCTTTTAAATAAACTCATAAACTTTACCTCTCTTTCAGTAATCTACTAATTTCACATTTTCTTAATGTACTTAAATTATACACTCGTCCAACACACGTGTCAAACGAGTGTACAGATTTATTTCCTCATTTTGAACCTTATTTTTAACTTAGATGTTGCACCTTGTAACATTGTTTCAATTTGTTCCTTATTACATTCTTGTGGGTCTTTACACCCTTCGGGATAAATCACATCATACGTTGTTACATCTGCCATATACTTGTCATATGCTTTTTTAGCACTTGCACCTCCTACATCATTATCAAACATACGTATAAACTTTGATGCCTTAGACTTTAAGTACTTAGCCTGTGTAGGACTTAATTTATTCCCTAAAATTGCTTGTGCATTAGGAAATCCTAACTGATGTAACCATAACGCATCTAATATACCTTCTACTAAAATTATTGTGTCATCTATTACTTCCAATTTATTTTGTGGGAACGTTACATGACTTTTTTCAAATCCATATACCCTGTAACGCTCATTTTTTCTTCGATTTTTACTGATGTAACGTCCAACAATACCAGCTAACTTTCCGTCTTCATAAAAAACGGGAATTGTAACAGTCTTATTTGTAACGTCACGCCCTATTTTAAAATCTATCATGGTTTGTTTAGTAAAACCACGCTTAAAGAAATACTTGTATGTTTCTTTACCACTTCTATAAGGTGCTAATGTTTTTATTGGCAATACTTTGTGTGTTTCCTTTTCTGTTACGTTACGCTTTTTCTCCTGTAATTCGTCATAAGTTAAAAGTGTTTGGTGTATTGTGTCTTCATCCACTTCATTAAACTTAATATGGTATCTTTTTTCTAACCATTTTCGGGCGTTCATTACGCTTTTAAACCTATCTTTATCTGATAAGTAGCATAACCAATCTAATGTTCCACTTGACCCACAGGCGAAGCAGTTGAATATATTATGCTCTACATTTACACCTGCACTTGGGTGTTCTTCTTTATGGACAGTACAAGTAAAGCGTATCCACTTATTACTACTGTGGTCTATCACTTCACTTGCTCCTAATTCCCATAACAGGTCACATATTTGTTCTCGGCTTAACATCCTATTCTACCAGCATCTTGTAACATCTTTAATACAAAGTTCGTTGCCATTTCTTGTGCTTGTTGTGGAGTATCTCCCATAAAATGAAATCTTACATCTTGTACATAAATACAAACACTTCCATCTACTTCAATTTGAAAATCTACTCTATACATGTTGTACCTCCTATACAATTAGTTTTAGGTGTATCACGTTTATATAATTCGGGTTTTATTTTATCATCATATATACATATATTTATAGCTTCCCTACATGTTTCGCAATAAATATCAGATACATATTGGAAAGTACAATCCAAATACTTACTTTGAGGAACTTTACCTTGTAACAACTCCCAATTCATAAAAGTTTCTCTTTCTAATTCCCCTTTAGCTAAAGCGTGACTTATACTTCGAGCTTCCCCTCTATATGGAATCCACAATCTACATATAGAATTGGGTGCTACACAATTCTCCACAAAATCTCTTAAAGTTATTTTAGTTTTCATCTTTATTTCCCCTTTCGTCTTCTTCTAATGGTAATGAAGCGTAATATTCTGCATTTTCCATTACATCATATAATTCACAACCAGCACTATCTCTTAAATAAGATAAAACTAAACATGTTATAAAATCTGCTATTGCATAACCAAAACTTTCTCTATAAATCCCGAAGACGGGGTTACGTGTTAAGATACAATACACATCTATCCACGTAACAACAGCAAAGGCTATACTTAATATATTGAACAATACCACTTTTGATTTTAATAAAAAATACTGAAACATCTTAATATCCTCCTTCTTAATCTATACCTAGAACTCCACTTTCAAATTCTTTTTCTGTGTAATCTTTTTCTCCTTGTGACACATATATACCTCCAAAATTCATTGTGTCAAAGTTCCAATTTAACATTACACTTCCCAACACACCTTCTCTTTGTTTTTCTAACACGATTTTAGCTTCTTTATCCTCAAGCATTTCTTCCGTACGCTCTAATCGCATGACAACATCCGATTCATGTGTGATGGCTTTTGCAAAGTTTACACTTTCAAGTCCACCTTTGCTTTTTAAATCTTGTTGTGTATTGGCACATATAGGAATTTCCAAACTCTTAGCTAACTTCTTTAATCCCCTAAATATGTGTGTTACACGCATGTGGTCTGCTTCTGCCCCTTCTTCATCTTCCATTAAATATGCAGAGTCTACAAATACTATGTCAGCTTCCTGTAATTCTACTTTTGCCCTAATAGATGAAACAGTTGTCGCTGTATCTATTATAAATGTTTCTAAACCTTTCTTTGTGTCTAAAAATTCATAATAAATCTTTTCTTGGTCGGGCGTTAATTTACCACTCTTAAAATCGCTATAATTGAACTCTGAATATAACATACCCATAGCCATAGCTTCTAGTCTGTCTTCTATTTGTTCCTCACTCATTTCTGTTGTAAAGAACATTACACGATAACCCTGTAACCACATGTAACATGCAAATAGTATAAAAAGCCATGTTTTCCCTGTTGAAGTCTTCGCCATGAGTGTAATAAGTTGTTTAGGCTGTAACCCTTTAAGCATATAATCTAGTAACTTAATACCTGTTTCAATTCCTAATATACCTTTATTACGTTTACGTTCTTCATAACGTTTCTTTCTATCATCCATATCCTTTGTTGTATCTACTGCTGTTGTTTCTGTTAAATCTAACTCTACTTTGTTTACCAATTTACGAATACTTTTTACTGCATCACTTACTTGACCACTATCTAACATATCAGCTACTTCATTCATATAACCTACTATAGTGTTATGTGTTTTCTTGTCACGTATTTCATCACACCAATATGCTAGAGGTTCTTCTGTACCCACACTATCTTCGTACGTTTCTAATTCTATATCTGGGAATTTTTTCTCAAATATACGTATTGTAGGTACTGTTCCATTCTTCATGTAAAAATCATCTATAAATCGAATACAGGGTTGATATTCCTTTTCAAAGTATTTTGCTGTTATTTGCTTGTCTTTTAAAATGTCATAGTCCTTTGTTTCAAGTAATTTTGAAATTAACCCAATTTCTACACTCATGTTTCTCACCTCAATCTAATTTAAAAAATAAGTTTTCTAATTTCATCATACGAATAAATATAAGGTGTGTCAATTAGACCATAACTATCCGAAACAAAATAACCACATCTTGTACTTAACACTAATTCCAAAATTTCGGGTGTCATATATGTTACCCTCACACTCAATCTAATACTACCAAATACTTTGAAAAAGTTTTGCCTATTCATCATATAATTAGCAAAATGTTTATCTTTACTTACAAATACCACATTCATATCAGTTTTACGTACTACCTTTAGTACAAAAGCTAATTTAGCTGGGTCATATCTATACTCCTTTTTTCTAAAGGGAAGTATTCTTCCCCACAAAGAGTGTGGGGGAACTTCCTGTAATGTAACTAATTCATCTAAATCCACATATAACATTGGTGCTGTTTGGTTACTTATATCTCCATGTAACATTTCAATTACTCCTTTCTATTATCTTTACCTACTAATTTTATAGGTGTCATATTCCCTTTTATTAAAGACTCTATACTTGCCCCATATCTTTCAACTACACTCTTAGGTGCTAAATTGGTGCATATAATAGTTGGAAATCCTTTGTCTTCTCTATGACGTAACAGGTCTTCCAATAATGTCATGGCTAACTTATTATCTTGCTCTTTACCTATTTCTTCTAAAACTAAAAATTCTCTATCTTTAATATCCTTTATTACATCTTCTGTGTGCATTTTTAATTCAAAGTTGTTACATCCCCATGCTCTCGTATAAAGTGTCATGTAATCTACCCATGTCATACGTTTTGCTGTATAACGGTGTCTATATGCTTCCTTTATTATTATTGATGCAATAGATGTTTTTCCTGTACCATTACTTCCATACAAAAATAACCCTTTGTTATATTTAAAGCTGTTATCAATATTATCAATATACCCTTGCACATAATCTAGGATTTTTTCACTTAAATCTAAATCCTCTAAAGATAAATCTAGGAGTGCTTTTGGCACTCCCATGTTTATCAAGTTTTTATTACTTAAAGTTGTTCTTATTGGACGCATTATTCCCACTCTCCTATACTACTTTGTTCATCTGCAACTTTCTCATATTCCCTGTTTTTAAACTTACTATTTTTAGGCGTTTCATTATACGTTCCGTCTATCCAATCTTGTGTGTCAGCTATTATTTTATTTGCCCACCCCGAAATAATTATATCGGGATTTGTTTTACGCATATCTAAATATTTTTGACCACTATCTATTAAAAAATCGTACATCTTTAAAATAAACTCATTATCCATTGTCTGTTGTGCAATTTTTATGTTACGCATATAACGTACATCCAATTTTTTGCTTGAGTAAAACTTTATTCCTTTTGCTGTTAACTTATCTTTATAATACCAAAGAATATCAGCACTTGAATAGTTTTCTATGGCTTTTACCATATATGCTCTTTGTGGTTGTTTTTGTACTTGTTTCTTCTTTACTAAAACCTTTTTAGCACTTGTTTGTGCTTGATTCCTACGCTCTCTAAATAAATCTTTTATGTCTGATGTGTCACGTTTCATTCCTAATGTAATATTGTTCATTGTATGTTCACTACCTCTCAATTTTATTCTTCTGTGAATTTATCACATACATAATTTATATTGTCCTGTAACTCTTTTGTCAAGTCATTCACTATTACCTGTCTATCTTCACCCTCATGCACTTCTTGAGAAATCCAGCAGTCAACACGTAAAGATTGATAATCCCCTAAATTTAATGTAACACCTACACTTAATCCAACTACGTTAGGTGTAAATTTAGATACAGGATTTCCTTCTTTTAATGTTTCCTTGTTCTTTGTTACAGTTGTATTTTCGTATGCTTCCTTACTTTTCTTTTTCATCATTTTCTTTGCCAATGTAATCACCCCTTATATTAAATACGCCACAACTGTTACGCTGTGACGTACCTTTATTATACTAAATCTTTTACATCTACATCCCCACTAATAAGTGCTTCTACAATATCAACACCTGTAATAGTGAAGGCACAATCTACATCATTGTTACTTACCACTATTGTTATACCTTTAGCTTTCATAGTGAAACCAGTTAAAAGGTATGTGGTATCTAAACAATATTTTAATGTCACATAATATAATGCCCTTTCTAACACTTCTGATTGAACTACTTCCTTAGCTATACTTGCATTAGTAGCTTCTGTTACTTCCTCTTTTTTGGCTCTCTTTTTTAATGCCATATTATTCACCCCTTATTAATTCTTTTATAATATAAGTATAATTACCTTCGTTTTTAAATGAATACTTATAAAAAGATGTACCATATTTTGCATTTAAAATATTCACTGCTTCCATACAAGCATTACATACTTCTTCGGGCATATCTTGTAACCCTATGTCTATTCTTAATACAAGACCTTGCTCTAATAAATCTAAATTGTCACTTGCATAGTCTATAAGTGTGTCCTTAATTACAGCACATTCAATACTAGGATTAATACCTGTATAAGTTAAAGACGGGTCACTTACTGGTTTAACAAAATAACCCAAGCCTACTGTATTTATTTGAGGTTTTTTATATGAGTTGGTCATTTTATTCACCCCTAATCTTTGTATTTTATACGTAATTCCAAAAGTCTTTGGTAGGGGATTATTGCTACAGGCATTTCATCCATGTCTTGTAGGGAAACGTAATACTGATTATATATTACATTTGCCACATTATGAATATATGATATACCTTTTCTACCAACTAATTCATAACACACATATTCTATTTGTGGGTCTTTATCTAAGTTTGCCATTTTATTCACCCCCTAATAATATTGCTTGTTTACTTCTCCTAAAGCGTCATGCACTTTTCTCGGAAAAGATGTATTAGCAACGCTGTAACCTTGTCTTACATTACATTGTTCAGCTATCCTAACTATTGTTTCAATCTGTTCTTCACTATACATTCTTCTACCATTTTTATCTTTAAAAATTGGCTTAGGAAGTATACCAGCTACTTCCCATTTTCGTATAGTTTGTGAGGTTCTTCCTAATTCATTAGCTAGTACGTTGATAGGATATAATTTTATTTTTTCTCCATTTTTTAATGTATAAACTTTAGCTCTCATGTTATCCCTACTTTCTGACTAATTTTTTTACACGTGGTTTACACGTAACCTTTGGCATTTCTTTAGGTTCTTCTTCTACTTCTTGCTGTCTTAAATCCACTTTATAACTTACTGAGATATTACTCATTTGTTCCACTTCTTCTACAGTAAGTAACCCTTCTGAAACAAGTTTTACAACTTTATCCTCATTTATATATTCAACTGTATCTGTGACACGTTCCAATAAATCTTTGTGATGTTCTTCTAAAAATGCTTTTGCCTTATCTTGGTTAAATCTAATTGTTGTGGCTTTTATGTTACCTAACACCCAATTATCATCAGTAGTGTAATAACTACTACCTTTAGCATCTTGTGTTCCTTTTTCTTTTGCTATCTCTTTTATCTTGTTTGCTAATTCCTTTTTCTTTGCATCCATTATTTTACATTGTTCTTTAATATTATTGTACTCCATTACTAATTCTTTAATATTCATCTCTTTACCTCCGTTTTTCTTATTTTCAGTATCTAATAATAAGTATAAGTTACGTCCAAAAAGTTGTCAATAAGAAAAAAGAACTCTATTCCCTAGAGTTCCACATTCTGCTAGGACTATGTACTAATCCTAACTTATTTAAAATTCTTAATATAAAATATCTCATTGTTACACCTCTTTAACTGTGAAGCCTAAATCAAGGTAACGTCTTCGTCTTGTGTCTTTGTGTCTACGTGTACCCCAAACATCATTACTATAATAATCAAACACATAGGCTTCCTTTTTCTTATTATCGGTTCTACGTATTCTTCCGACTATCTGCTCTGTATTCTTTGCATCATTTATTGAAGCTACTAAAAATAAAGACTGCCATGACTTAACATTTGTACCTTCTGTGGCAATTCCATATGTAACAAGTGTCACATCTGCTTTTTCTGCTTCCTGTAACATTACATCTTTACTATCTTTACTGTCACCATAATATTTGTAATGATTTATATTTTCAGCTTCCAAATATTTTGCATATAAATCAATGTGCTGTTTCTGTTTAAATGCCATTACACATTTATGACCTTTCTTTACTTCACTTATTACATCACGTAACACCATTTTCATGTAACGGGTATTTTCTACCATGTTATTTTCTATGTCAAAATAATTTATACCTTTAAGTAATTTATGAGGTACATCCGTTACATTATAAAGTGGGTGATATAAATGCCATTCTTCTTTAGGAATATGTACATACTTCGTACCTTTTTTATAACACTTAGGAATGTAACGAATACCTGTATTACGCATAAATACTTTTACAGGTAATATGTCTTCCGATTTTTTAACTTTATGATAATAAGCTACATCACCAAACATAGCGTATATATTTTTGGCGAAAGAATCTGACCTCTCTAGGGTAGCAGTTAATCCTATTCTGTATGCCCCTTTAAATTCGTTGATTAAATCATATTGCTTACTCCCAGCTCTATGTACTTCATCAACTATGACACACCCAAATTCTTCTGTAACGTAACGTAGCTTATCACTGTCTAACCTATTTAAAGTTTGAATAGTGGCTATTGTTATTTGCTCTCCTATTTCAAACTTTTTAGCTTTTATTAATCCCATTTTAAACTTATCACCAAATACTACTTTTGCATCTTTTTGCCACCCTTTTACTAAATCGTCTTTATGTACCACGATTAAAGTTTTTTGGCGTAACATAAAAGAAATATGTAACCCTAATATTGATTTACCCATACCTGTGTTTAATACAATTAGTCCTTTTGTTGTGTCATTAAAGTATGCTTTTTCAGCTTCTTTTTGCACATCTCTTAACTGTATTAGGCTCTGTGGGAACTTTACAGTATGTTCCAGGGATTTATCAATGTATTTGTCTAGCATGGTATAACCATAACCTCTAGGGACTACATATTGGTGATTTTTCCTATCATGGGAATATAAATAAATATTCTTAGGTATGCGAGTTGAGTTGTACCCCGAATAACGTAAAGCGTTATAATATGCTTGGTTTTCTACTGTTAAATCATCCTTAATTTCCTCAATCTCTTTTGTAGTTAAATCGGCTTCGTTAATGTAACACTTATCCTGTATTACTATCATACATATAACTCCTTTCTTTACGTTAGGTTTAACAACCTAACAATATTTATTTAAACACTTTTCAAGTGTTAATAATATTTTACACGTGTCCTTGAACGCTTGTCAAGCGACCGAAACAAGAAAAGACAGCCATTACAGCTGTCTTCCAAATTTAGATGAAACGACTAAAAAATTCCACTAATAAAGCAGTAATAATTGTTATAATCGCTCCACTCGTTGCTTTATGTTTATCCTCTAAAAGTTTAACCCTTTCTTCTAAGGGAAGTACTCTACTTGCTATATTTTCAATTTCATCTAATTCCTTTTGCATATGTTTTACATCTTCTTCTATTACGTCCACTTTTTTAACGATTTTCTGAATGTCTTTTATGTCATTTTGTATCCCTTTTAAAGTAGAGTTCATTTGAGCAATATCCTGTAACACTTGTAGTAGGTATTTTTCGTTGTCCATAACGTTCACCTACTTCTTGTCTGTTACATCACTCTTTGCTCCTGTAACTTGTTTATATGTTTGGTGTACACCTATTGCTACACCCCAACATAAAATTGCGATTAAAAAATTAACGTAATCAATTCCTTTTATACCGAAAACTATAACAATAGAAATTGGTAATAAAACTAAAGGAATCCATTTGTTATCTAGGTATTTGTACGTTTTAAGTACTTTACCTATAATCATTAAACAAGTTACTAATAAAGCTAATTCTCCTGTAAGATATTGACTTACTAATGCTTCCATAAAGCATCCCTCCTTTAATTATGTATTACATCTTTGCATTATTACAAAGAGTGTAGTCCTAATACTTATACACAGGTTCTACCCATGTTTCATTTGCTGTAACGTAACCATATGGTGTTTTATACATATAACTAGAGCCTACTTTAACTTTATCTAAAACAGTTAAAGCTGTTCCCACTTCTAACTCTTTTATAACAACATCATCTTCCCAACTTGGTTCACTTCTAAAGTTGACAGGTTTTATTATCCTAACATATTTAGGTAATTCAGTATGATGTTGTACACCTTTAGCTATATATGTTACACCTAATTGTTTACATACACCTCTTGCTGTTGCTTCAGCACATTTTTCAATGAAATCCTCGTCTAACATGTGTTTAGCTTCTTTCCAATAATCCATAAAGCCATATTCTACTAAAATGGCTGGTGCGTGTGTTTGTCTAAGTATTGCAAGAGTAAATCCACACATTTCAGTATCTTGTACTACACCATAATCTCTTTCGGGTTGTAATGCTTCTTTTAATTCAGCATGTACCTTATTTGCTAAAGAAACGGATTTAGAAGAACAACCTCTAGTTTTTAATACTAATAATCCTTTTACTCTAGTTTGGAATTTTAAACAGTTACCACTAGCGTTAAAGTGATTAGATACAACTAAATCTACACCTAAATTATTAAGATGTTTTGCCCTAGTGGCTAAAGGTGTATCTGTGTTATCTTTAAATCCCGAATATGCTACACCTATGTGACATCTTTTAAGGGCATCACCTAGTGCATATGACACTCTTTTGTTAAACTCATATTCATGTATTATTTGACCTTTTTTCTTTATTACATTACCTTTAGCATCTTTTATATCTGCTAAAATTGGTGGGGTTCTTTTCCCGTCTGTTACTAAGCTATGCCCAGCATCTATTCCTACTAAATATTTACTCATAAATATCTACCTCCTATACTTGTATTATCTTTGTACACGTTACTTTAATTGAAGCCACATCAAAGAACGCATAATCATTTTGACTAGAAGAATAAGTTTGTACCTCTGTCATACTTCCGTCACATATTGCTGTAACAATATCACTAGGTAAATTTAAAGTGATGTTACTGTTACGTGCAACACCTTTGCCCTCATTGTAATATGCTCCATTAGGGCGTTTTACTTTTGGTACTGGTACTGCTCCAGCATAACCATGACCCGAATTTACTCTGTGTAATGTAAGTGATATTTCAACTGTACCCTCTATTGCATCTGATACATAAGTTTTAACTTCTGTTGGAATTGTACCGTGACCTGTATGATTTTGGTATGCTTTACCATTAGAGTTAACCCAGTGCCCTTGACCCATTTGTTTAGTTTTAGCACTTGTAAATAGACCACTTCCACTTACTGTAGTATGTAGATTAGTTAAATCAAATACCTTACTTACTGTCTTACGCACTTCTTCTGGTGGTGTAACAGGTGGGTTAGGATTAGGGTTAGGATTTTCACCTCCACCTGGGTCTGTACTACCTCCACCACTTGCTGAAGGAACATATAAACTATCCTTACCTGTAGAAGTATTTGGTGAAGTGTAATTATGTAACGCCACAAAAGATAAAGAATCTAATTCATTACTATTCTTAGGGTTTATTCTGTAACCTCCGTAATACATTACACCACTTATACCTGCTAAACGTCTTGTACAATTACCTATATTGTTTTGGTCATGTATTGTAAACATGTTATTACCATAATATTGGTTTTCATATTGTGCCACGTCACAGTTGTTAACAAATATGACACCTCCATTTTCTACTAAAGCAAACGTGTCTATAAATGTTGTATCTGTTATCTTTTTACTACGTATACCTTTTACTTTTATTGTAGCATTATCTGCTATTAATAAAGCGTTACATCCTTTAGGACTATTTAATACTGCTCCCATATCACTTAAATGATTATATCTTTGCCCTTCTATTTGTAATATCACTGTATTGTTACAGGCTTTTATTGCATATTGACCTTTAACTTCTTTACTAAAATCTAATGTTATCTTTCCATTACCTATTAACCCTTCAAATACTGGTGTGTCTAAATTGTAATAATCTCCATTCTCAATTTTTACTGTAACATCTTTGTCTAAGTAACACCCAAAGGACTTAATATATCTAGCAATATCCTCTATACTGTCAGCTTTATTTGAAGTATTACGTCCTGTTCCGTCACCTGTTGCATTTGGAGCTACATATAAGGTACTTGGTACTTCCTTTGTTACACGTAATAATTGTAATGTTTCCCAATTTATATCTGTTGCTGTAACACTTTGAAAAACGGAGTCAAAATCAGAACCAATTTTTATTAAAATGTTCCCGTCATTATCTACGAATTTAATACCTTCTGTATCTATAAATATGCTCCCTACTTTTTCTAATGTTGTTGTATCTATTAAATCTGTTTGAAATTTTCTTGTCCCAAATTCTTCTAATTGTTGTTGTACTGCTTTTATTTGTTCTTTTAATCCTCCAGTGATATTTACTGGTGGTTTAGTAGAACCCATACCTATGTATAAATCTAAGGTATCTACTGCAAATCCAGGTTCTGCTACTGACATACGCTTTGGCACATCTCTAGCAAATCCATGTTTAAATTGTATCTGACCTTTTCGTGTTCTGTTACCTGTAGTCATATACTTTCACCTCCATATTTTTATTATACTATATCTTTCCTATTATTAAAATAACAGGGCATAACGCCCTGTTATCTATTTTATTACATTACACCTTAAAATGTCATCTCTATGTGTATCAATGAAACCATAACACACTAAACAGCAAATTAATGTGTACCTAATTCTGCTATTCTTGCATTAACTTCCGTTAATAAATCTGATATTCCTATATTGGTTTGAAGTTGTGTTATATCTACCTTTCTGACATCATCCAATTTATTTTCTCACATTTTACATCTTTTTTCACCCCCTTACAGTTATTATACTATAAGATGGTTTAAATACCATTTTTACTTGGTATTTACTTGGTATTTACTTAGCAAAATCTTTCGCAATATCTGTAAGTTGCAAATTAATATCCTCAAATTTTTTAGATGCAGATTTTCCAGTTGCATCCACCACTAAGTCGGGAGAAGTGTAGGGATAATCAAAACCATCTTTTCCCTTTCTTGTTTTCATATTTTTAGCCATTTTTATACCTCCTTTTATTAATATTATAGTGAGGGGTATCCCCTCACTATAATTATACATTAAAACATTAAACGTTTTACCATGTTTCACCATAAGTGAATATTTCAAATCCTGTCATTGTAACTGTTTTTGGGAAAGTTACAGGTGATTTAGAAGATGGTTTTATGTAAAATGATGTAAATTTTTCTATACTTCCATATTTTGTTATGTCATGGTCATGATTAGCTAAGTCTTGTGCATCAGTACCCATACCATTCGTCAATACAACATCTTTATTCACAAAATCAGAATAATCCCTATTTATTTTATTACAACATTGTTTATCCGCACCAACAACCCAAGGGATTCCAACAATATAAATCTTATCATTAGGAATATTGACATCTGTACCATCTTCATATTTTAAACTTTGCGCCCTCATATAGTATCTAGTGTTAGCTTTTAATGGTGTTGTAAATACTAAAGTATTAGTATCACCAATATTTTCTTGAGCGCTTATCCTATTAAAGGTAAAAGTTTTACTTGGTAGGGAGTAAACCACTTCTTTTTGAATTATTTCAACTGTTACATTACATTTAGCACTATGACCATTACATTTAGCAGTTATTATACAAGAACCACTTGATGTAGCAGTAACAGTAACTAATCCATTTGCAACAGTAGCCACATCAGCATTAGAAGTTTCCCAAGTGATATTACCTACAGCATCAGAAGGTGTTTTTGTGACAGTTAACTGTTTAGTTTCTCCTGTAGATTTAAATGAAATAGAAGCTGGAGAAACAGATAATCCAGTTACTAATTTATTTACAGTTATTACAATTTCTATATTACCTGTAACAACATTTATACCTATTGTTTTACTATTTGGGTTGTATGCAGTAGATGATATATCAACACCACCCATTTTAACAGTAACAGTATTTATAACAGTATTAGCACCCTCTGTTATTGTAGCTACATAAGTTTCCTCGCTCTTAATTTTTGTAGCCGTATTATTTAATGTGCAACCATTTAGTGTAGAAGTAATTGAGTAATATAATTCACTTTCACTTATATCCACTACTACGTTACAAGTAGCAGATTTATCTCCACACTTAGCTGTTATAACACAATTACCATTACCAACAGGTGTTACAACACCATTAATAACTGTGGCTACACTTGCATTAGAAGTTTCCCAAGTAAGTAAATCTTGTTGACTAGAAGGCGTTACAGTAGCCACAACTGTTTGTGTATCTGTATTTGCAAAATTTAATGTTGACTTGTCTAATACCACACTTTGAACTGGAGAAGTATAAATATAATCATCTATTGCAAAATAAATATCATCGACAACCGTTCCATTTTTATAACCTTCTAATTCCACCAAATGGTCATATACAGTTGCTATATAATATTCCCCTTCTTGCAAAGTGGGAGTATGAATCATCGTACATATTTCACCATTTTTATTATAAGCATTTACATTTGGATAATTAGTTTGAACTTCAAATTTAGTATGAGAATGACCACTAAACCAAATTACATTTTTATAAGTATTTATCAAATTAGTGAAATATGGTAAGCTACCAGTTAAATAACTTTGATTTTGTGTCCCATTCCTATATCCAAATCCTTCACAATCAGGCATATATTGATGGAAGAAAAAGAACACTCTATTTTTAGTCTTATGTTCTTCTAATTTTGAAGTTAACCAATCTTGATATGCTTTAGGGAATATTTTTGAATTACTATCATCTCCCCAGCTTGCTTGAGATACAAATAAAAATACTTCATTATCTTTAATTATTTCATAATAAGGGTCTTGACCTGTGATTGTTTTCCACAATGTAGTATTAAGTCCCTTTTGAGTAGCGTCATGATTACCTGTAACTTCATACACAGGAATAGTAGCATTAGCATCTATTTCAGCTTTATATTGATTTAGTTCATTCTCCACATCGTAATTGCATAAATCACCAGTTACAGCAATAAAAGCACATCCTAGTTCTTGTACTTTTGCAATAGCCTCTCTAAGTTTTACATTAGGATTTTGAGTTGTATCAGCTTTGGTATGCACATCAGAAAATATTGCAAATTTAAATTTCCTAGAACCACATTTATTTAATGGATTTTGACCGACAGTATTAGTAGTCGTTTTTATGTTACCTATATTAGTTGCCATAGTTTGAAAACTATCACTTGGATTAGTTGCAACTCCTTTGCCAGTAACAGCATTTGCAACTAATGTTTTTCCATTACTGGCAGATTGAAAAAGCTCTGATAACGCCCCTTCTACGTTTGTAGCAGTAAAATTATTACCTGTATCTTTTATAGTTATACTATCTGCTGTACTAGAACCACTAGAAGTAGGTAAATCAGTTCCTTCATCTAGTTTAGTTCCATCGTTTTTTGCTAAATATATTTTATTTCCTTCAACTATAGTTTTTTTCGCAATACCCTTAACTTTTCTATTTACTTCATTTATTCCCCCTATAATACGTTTATCCTCTGTTTCTAGGGTATCATGTACAGTATCGTCTATACCTTCCATAGACGTGTCATCCTCAACAAAATTAATTTTATTTTCTTCAATTTGCGTACTAAGTTCTGCAAATGCTCCTTTCAAAGTCTTATCTTTTGTTGGTACACCTTCTATTTCTAAAATTTGTACCTCACTTAAAGTTTTATTAATTAAACTTTCCAGTTTGACTTTTTTAGTGACCCCATTTTCACTAATTAAGGCATATGTGTCACTTGGGATTACATTTAAAACCTCTATTAATTGGTCTATGGTTACCATTTCATTTGACATTTTAATTCCCTCCTATCTATTTATTTGAATAAATTGTTGTTTATCCGTTACAATATACTTACCATCCGAAGTTGTTAATTTTCCACCTTGTGGAACAGAAGGATTAACTTGTGCTTTAAGGAGTGCAACATCCTTTTGTAACGTGTCAACAGCATATATTAACTTATCCACTTTTTCCATATATACTTTTATTACATCATCTTGGGTATTTTCTTCCCACACAGGGGGTTCATTCATTTTTGCAATATTTCTATATTCCTTATGTTCTAATAAGCAAAACACTTTAAAACCTGGTGGGTATAAAATATTGTTTACATTAGCTTTTAATACTTCCAAACTGTCACATAACTGTCTAGCATCTAAAGGTTTTCTACCCGAATATTCAAAGTTACTTCCTACTTGTGGCATCTAATCACCCCCTAAAAACTAAATGTAAATGTTATACCTGTTGCAGATGCTTTATCTTTTATAGTGTAAACGTAATATGTTACGCCTTTAAGTGTCATTTCACTTTTTATAAAATCATTTATATAACTAAACTCATTTCCGTCTTTTATGTCACGTAATGTTCCGTATGCTTTAGGATAGGCATAAAACACCTTTTTATCGTTGTAAGTTAATGTAACAGATTTATTACCTTTTGTTTGTACCAGTTTATTTTGCCCTAAAATATATGATTCTGTAAGGTTAGCAGAGAACGTTCCATAATATATGGGGGATACAAAATATATTGTAACACTTGCTGTTGCTGTAGCGTTCTTGGCATCTGTTACCTTTAGTGTGAATGTCTTTGTAACATTGAGTGTTCCAGTAAAAGTTGCTGTGTCATCTGTAGGCTGTACATTACAATCCGTTAAAATGATATCAGTAGCTTTTCTACTTAATGACCAGTTAAACACTATATTGGATAACACTGTGCCAACTTCATACACAAAAGTTGAAAGGTTTGCCCTAAATGAATTTATCTTTATTGGAGTGTATTTTAAATCCTCAAACATTTGGTTTATTTTACTAGCACTCCATGTTGTAGTGATTCCTGTGGAGTTATCATCTATTTCTGTACCTCCACTTCCTCCTCCTGTACCATTCGCATTTATCAATTTAGGTGGAAGGTCTTTACCTTGACCCACATATAACTCATTTGTATCTATACAGTATAAGGGTTCCCCCTCTAATCCATAAGGTAAATCATTCTTCTTACCTCTTTTAAATTGTACAGTTGAATCTACTGCCATTTTGTATCACCTCCTTATTGTTTAATTAAACTTGGTTTAACCGAATACTTACTTGTATTTGTTAAACTCTTTGACACGAAGAAATATACATATACCTGTATTGTAGATGTTACAGTAAACGTATCACCTGCACCTCTGTCCCATACATGGTCACTACCTTCTGTATTAGGTATATTTGTTCCGTCAGCTTTTTTAACACTTAACCCCCATAACAGTGATGTTCCTGTTGAGTTAACTTGTGGGTGTGTTGGTGTACCACTTAATTTATATGTTCCAGGGGTTAATGTAATAGGGCGTTCCTTACCATATAAGTAAAATGTTGTTTGGTCTGTACGTGCTGAAGTGTCTGTTACTTGAACTGTAAATCCTCCACTGGCTTGTGGCTTAAATGTTAACCCATTTACTGTTTTAGTTACATTTACCTGTAAGCTATCAAAAGCATATTGAGGTAATAAATTTACACCACTAGGCGTTACATATTTTTTTGGACTATAATCGGGTCTTACTATTAAAACTACTTCATCCATATGGTCTGCAAAGTTACTAGCGAATATAGTGTTACCTACTGCATCCTCACTTCCTGTTACTTGAAAATATACTGTAGGGTCATTCGCAAATATTCCTACATGTGATATTCCCATGAAACGTGATTTTTGGTGGTCATTTGCTGTAGCTTTTGCCCAAAATAGCATATCTCCAGCTCTTACATCAGAAGGTAATGATGACGGAGGGTTTCCAGGTTCATATACGTGTAACGTTCTACCTTGTTGGTAATAATACTCTGCCAATTCACTTGCTGTTCTTATACTTTTGTAACCTGTTTTAAATGAAAATTTAAAGTCCTCATGTGTCTGCATATCTAAATAAGGGTCAGCAGTATTTAAACTAGAAACACATGTCTTATCCAATCCCAAACTTGCTAGTGTTACATTAGCTTTACCATAGGCTTTAGCATAAGGACTCTTATTAAATGGTATGTTACGAGCAACTAATCCACCTAAAGTAGAACAGTCCATGTAACATCTACCTTCTGAATCAGTTAACACTCCGTCACCAAATATTCCATGTGATTGACTATATTTAAACTCTACACCTAGAACACATCTTGCTATGTGATAACTTTTAGCACAGTCAGAAGCTAACTGACCATAAATTTCTTCGTCATGGTATTTTGGTAAATTTCTTAATCTCTCTAGTGTACCTTGTACACCAAATATACTTATAGGTGTTTCTTCTCCATTTATTCTTCTACCACGTAATATATATTCACTTTTTAAGTTAGCGTCACCCTTTACAGTTATATCTCCACCTATATAATTACCTTTTCTTACAGCGATTTGGTCTTGGTTAGAAGGTGTAACAGCTGAACCACTAAGAGTTGGTAACTGATAACCTGCCTTTTTAGTGTCTTGTGCAACTAACCCTGCTGGTTGATTTTGTGTTACAGTAAAATATCCTGTATCTACATTAAAGCTGACTGTCGGTGTAGCAACCTCTGTTCTGTTAACTTTACCTGTCACTTTCCCATTATCAATATACGCCATTTTACTTATTTCATTAGCGAACTGTGTGGGTTTTATTTTAGTACTACTTCCTGTTATATTACGTATAGCTGTACCTATACTTGTAAATAAATCGCTTAGCGTGCTCATTAATACTCACCTCCAATGGCATCTGAAATAAGGGTATCTACATATGTTTTTAAATTAGCTTCAATCTTAGAGGTATCAACTTCTCCACCACCTGTGTGTATATTATCTATCAAGGCTTTCAATGCTTTACCTTGATTAGCAGACAATGGATTTATAGCACTTGTTGATGTTAGAGCATCTATTACATTAGGGAAATTTATTGCATTACCAAAAGTACCATTGGAATTTTTAAGCATTAATCTTTCACCTGTTAAATCTAATCCTGTTACTTCTGTTCCTTGTAACGTTTTAAAGTCTATTAAGTCAGTCCATAACGTTTCACCTTTGTAACGATACTGTAACACTTTATTCCCACTTACTTGTATTTCAAGTTCTCTAGCATCATTTCCTGTATCGGGCAAACTAGGGTCTAGTATATCTGCACTATCTGTAAATAAACCTCCACTATATACTGTGTCACGCTCTGTATCTAAATCTCCAAATCCCCCTCCGTCTATTACAACTTTACCTAATAAACCTCTTAACTTATCTAGTAAATCTTCTTCGTCTTTTAGGTCTGTAATATCTAATGGGTCATTTCCGTCTACCATATGTGTTTCAGCATGACCTTCACCCACTATAGGTTTTATATAATTCTCTGCGTAACAGAAAATCTTTTGTCCCTCATGTATTTCAATATTGAATCTAATACATTTACTGTCTACTTCCACATAGTCTTCGGGCATTAATAGAAGTCCGTCAATAAATACTAGCATTGTACTTTTACCAAAAGCATACGCTCTAGGGAAATCTATAACAGTTTGCCCTTCTTTAGCTATACACTCATACGTAAATTTAGTGGTGTTATGCCCTTTAGTACTTACTGTTACATTAAAGGTATCTGCTCCTAAATACCCTATATCCAGGTATGTCGCATTTTTATCTGAATTATCTGTCACCAAGTCATACATTATTTGTATTCTTCTTGTTGTTTCTTCATTTACACGTTCATCCCACATACTATTAGCTACCACCCTACTCTCTTGAGCGTTACCTTTAAATTTTATAATGTCTGTATAAGATTTTTCTTCTTCCCAAACTTTAAGGTAAGCGTGATGACCTCTTAGTATTTCACATGATAAATGTGTAATGTCTATTAAATAACCTCCTACTACAGCAACCTCATTATCTAATGTAAGGAAGCCGTCTTTATAAGACAGGCTTCCTATATTCATTAAACCGTCACCTATGTAATCTTTTACAAATTGTTGTTGTCTGTAGTAAGAAATGTCCTGTAGTTCATTAAGTTCTGTTTCAAGTACATAACTTCCAGCACCAACTTTTACGCTTTTAAAATTGGCATCTGCATTGAAGGATGAACCTAATGCGAATCTATCTGACATATCTTACACCTCCTAGTTATTATTATTAAATGTAAACCTCATACTACGTTCTATTTGTAGATTTTCCGTTTTACTTTGTAGTTTGTGTATTTTGTGGTTTATCATTATACCACTGTTTAATTCACTTGTGGCATCTCCACCTATTATGGCGAACTCCCTCCAATCTCCATTACACTCACTGGCGTTGAATGTAAGTGTTATTTGTAACACGTTTGTTATATCAGCTGTTACATTACCACTTGCGTCTAAGAATTTAAAAGCAGATGACGGAATTGCTTTTCTTCCTATTTCATTACTAAGTTGTGTGTCAGTAGGTGACGGACTAGGTAAATTAGTATCACTCCAACTTGCTTGACCACTACCTACTGCCCAATAACATAATCCACCTTTACCAGCTAAAGCATATGCTATGGCTTTATTTATGTTATTGACTATGGTATTTTTACTCCACTCTGTTTCTTTTATTAATTCTCCAGTTTTTGCATCATAAACTTTGTCTTTAAATTGCCCTACGGCATGTAAATTATTTTTATCCATTACTATACCTCCTTTTGATAATATTATAGCATACTCATTACACCATAACTATACTAACTACAGATGCACTCACATATGCCACTTTACCATGATACTCTACAGCAATCCAGTCTTTGCTATCATCTAAAACTGTAAATCTATAATTAGTACACGCTTTTCCTAACACAGAATAACTTGTTCCAGCACCACTTCGTACGTTACACCCTTGTTTTGTAATGGCAACTTTTCTTGTAGATGTTACAACATCCCCTATTATTACTTTTACACCATTACCTTTACGTCTTCCAAACGTATTAGCTTCTGTAGCAGTTTTCATACAAAGGTCTACATGATAAGTTCCGTCACTATCTACTACTATTGCTCCCCCTCTATCTGTAGCTGTAAATATAAGGTTGTCATACTTAGTACCTGTGCCAAGTACTTTTACTTTACTTCCAAGTGGCACATTTTTAGGTACTGCACATGTTAATTGGTCGGGATATCCGACTAAAGGATTACCTATAGCATCTTGGTAACCTCCTTCTAATGTAGAAGAATCGGGATAATAAGCTGTAATATTTGCTAAGAATGTTTCACCTACTAAAGTACCTGTTGTATCTCCAGCTTGTTCTGTGTTACTTGAATCTATAAATGGATTTTTAGTTAAGTATTGAATGTATGGAAGTTTACCATGTTTAGTCCATTTTCTAGTGTGTATATCTGTAGGGCAATTAGAACAGTTTGATACACCTGTAAGCATTACACCATTCCATTCTTCACCCCAACTTGTACCTAACCCTATTCTATTCCAACGTGGGGAACATTCGATACATTTTCCGTTACCTACATATAATCCAAAATGACCAGACATCCATAGTGCTTCACCTATCGCCATATTATCCCAGCCTGTACTTGACTTACTTGTACAGTAACTAAATAATCCGTCTGCTGATGCATCGGGTACACCATTACTTGCATATTTTGCACCACCAAAAGATTTACTTTCGTCGCCATTCCAACCCCATAAAATAGCTTTATAAAGATTGACACAGTCAAATCCCCAATATCTCTTACTACTATTAATATATTGTGTATAGTTTGCCTTTCTTGCAGAAGTATAGAAGCTAGGATATTGTTTTGCCTTAGCATTTACTACACTTTGCGTTACAATTTGCCCTATACCACCATAAAGATAACATGTGTTATAGTGTCTTAATATTTCATATGCTTTTGCCATTAATTGATAGTTATTAGTTACTTTCCCCGTAAATCTATCGGGTACATATAGAGGGTCTTTAGTGTCGGGAGGTATAGGAGGTAATTCACTTCCTCCTTCACTTGTTATTTGTACATATTTATTTGAAACATAACCGTAATCATTATTGTATTTTATTTTGTACCAACCTGTTGCATTGTCTTGACCTACTATTTGTACTTGTGTACCCGTTGTTAATGTACCGATAACGTCATAATCTGTACTTGCTCCACTTCTAACATTAACATTACCTGTTGTTACACCTATTTTTTCTAAAGATGTATCTCCCTTACCATCATCTTTATTATTTTCTGTATCTAGTATTGTGGCTTTTACATTACCCCACAAAATATCATAACCTGCTTGGTTTAAATGGCATCCGTCACTAGAGTATTGACTATCTAATATATTATTGACTAACAAACCTTTACTTGCATCAATATGGTGTATACTTAAATCCTTACATACACTATCTATTGCCACATTAAAATCATCAATCATTTTATTCATTGTGACATAATCATATCCGTCACTAAATTTCGCACCCATGTGATATTCCTGTATGACATACACAGGTGCTGTTGGGAATACCTCACGTAATGCTGTTAACATATGTGCCATATAGAATTGACCACTTGTTTCGGGGTCATTTACACCTAGTAAAATTATGAAACATTTTGCATCCTTTGGATATTGCGTTAATCTATTTACACCAGTTTTTGAATTATAGAAGTAATTAGCAGAACACCCTATTTTAGCGTCTACTGTCATATCTTTAAAATATCTGTCACCATAACCTTGCATAGCTACAAAACGTGAATCACCCATAACAACTGCACCTGTTAAATCTGTCAATTTTTCTATACCAGGGTCGGGGTCGGGTACAGGTTCGGGGTCTATCGGTGTTGGTGTTGGCGTAGGTGTAACACCTCCCGAATTAGATAAATCTGTCACTTCATCTGTATAATCTCCTTCACTTATAATACTGTATACAGTGTAACGCTCTTGTTCTGTTATACACCCAAAATCTAGTTCTGTTACATGCAATTTTACGTCCTCTATTTCGGGAAGGTATTTTAATCGGTCATAATGTTCATATTGAACATTACCATATGTTCTGTCTGTTACAACTTCTGTATCTCTAAATCCACTTTCTACAACTGTTACATTTACTTCTTCGTTGTAATCTTCCTCGTCAATTAAATGCTGATTTAATACGAATACCACATTTATATAACTTGGTACTAAGTCTTTTAAATACCTTCTAATTAATTCTTCTGATATTGTTGCTTCCATTTCTAGTGTATGTATTTCAACATATACTATAAACCTACTTGTTAATTCACTACCAGCATATCTGTAATGTATTGTTTGAGTTTCGGCAAAAGTTAAAGATTGTTTTGCCCCTAAGGGTAGCTCTATTTCATCTACCCATGTTTTAAAGGCGTATTCATTACCCTCTGTTATGTCAACGTCATAACCTGTTAATTCCCTTGCAACAAATTCTATTACGTCACGTGTTCCTTTACGTTTAAGTATTGGAACAATGTTAGCTAGTAACTTCCTTTGAAAGTCTTCTGATATATCGTCATATATTTTTATACCAAACATTTTTGCATAATAGGGTAAAAACTTACTAGGCATTTTCTCCACATCTAATAAATCTTTTATGTCATCTGTTTCCTCAAATACAACATTTAGATATTCTCCTAAGCATTTTAAATAACGCTCTAAAGTGTACTCTGTTTCAATATCCCTGTAACGATAATAGGCTGGAAGTTGTTTATATAAATAATTACCAAAATCCATTATACAACCCCTCCATTCATTGTTGTATTAATAGTTTGTAACGCTGTCACAATTCCAGGTTCTGTTGGGATTATTTTGGCTTTATTGTCATCTAAATATCCTGTTACATCTAAAACACCTTCAATATCTAATACATCTGATAGAATACGTGACAGATACATTGGCTCCCCAATTTTTCTAGTGTCTAAATTATAATTGGCAAATAAGGTGTCTGTTATTACACTTCTTGTCATAGCCTTTGATGCTGTTTCCTCTAGTGTAATGTCTAAATTCAATGTTACATATTGTATCTTTGCCCATTTTATTGAAACTGTTACACCTAATGCTTTTTTGCTTAGGTAAACTTCCTCTAAAGATTTACGTAATTGTTTCAACGTGTCATCATTCATGTCCCCATAATTTTTAGGTAACACATACACTATTATATCCAATGGTTTAGATTTTTCGCTATATGAATAAGCATCTAAAACGTATTCTTGCCCTTTTAAAATATCTGCATAGTCTTCTGTTGTAATACAACTCCATTGTGTTTTAAAGGAAGACGAAGCATTTAATTTTATTTCCTCTAATGTTTCTCTATCTACACCTAATAAATAAGGTTCAGCTGGATTAAATGTACTCTTTACATAAGCCAAATTTTCATCAGTTCTATTTATAACTCTAGGTGCTACGTTACCTACAGTTCCTCCCCCTATTCTATAGGTTACAGTTAATCCGTCAACATGTACTGCTGGTATTTTACCACTACGTCCATTACCAAAATGTACTGTTGCTACATTATTTTCATCCAATGTAACAGTGTAATGTTTGTCTAAAGGAGATGAATTTATAAAGTTAGACACTCTAGTCCATTCTTCTGTCATACCATTTTCACTTATGGCACTAACTATTACACTATCTTTTATTACACCACTTCTTGGAACAGTAAACGTTTGATTAGCTGTTCCGTCAGATGACCCCAATACATCATCTTCTACTGTATATCCTTGTGTACATGACACTTTATATAAATATTCTCCCTTTTCATCTTTTTCTAATCCTGTACAATTTGCGGGTATAATAAGGTCATTGTCTAATTCAAAGTATAAAGAGGACTCTCCATATTCGCCTTTAGTACGTAACAATGTTCCAGCTGGAATAATAGTGTCATCCTCTGTCGGGATTATCTCAAATACTTGGTACACTTTGGAAGGTGTATTCTCTTGTATTTCATATCCTAATATTCCTTGTGCTATCATCATTACACTACTACGTTCCCTTGCTGTAGCTAAAAATACTTCGTTTGCCACTTTATCATTGTAATATGATAAGATATCTAACCCATGCGCTAATAAATCAATTAACACTATACCTGCATCACTATCAGAAGTGTCTGTGTATTCGGGTATTAATTGTTGTAATCTTTGAATCATATCCTGTCTAAGTCCTGCATAATCTCGGTTTGTATAATCCACATTATCCCTTACTTTCAAAGTCAGCACCTCCTAAATTAATTAATGTGCATAATAATCCTAAATTCGGGAAATCTACTAATGTATACTTAATCTCCACTTGTATTACGCTTTTTTCCTGTAATATTGTAATGTTTTGTTCATCCACGTTTATACGTGGTTCATGCTTACGTAACGCATCCATTATTTGGTAACGTAACAAAGAGTATAAAGAGGAATCTTGAGCCTTAAATATATCAGTATCTAGTTCTGAACCAAATTCATAGTTCATTACTCTTTCGCCTAAACACGTACACAATATTTGCTCAATACTTTCCTCTATATGCTCTACATCTTGTAAGTTGGCTTCGCTCATTACAACGCCACCTTTATTTCCTATTCTAAAAGGAAAACTTATTCCTCGTACATCTTTATCCATTTATCTTGTTCACCCCACGTTCCTACATAGATTGGTGTACTGCTTATGTCATCTTTCTCAAATTCAATCCATACCATTTGTCCCACTTGGGGAATATGGTATTCAAACCCTAAAGGAATACAAGGGTAACACCATGCACTCTCGCTATTCCCATAGATTAAAGGGCAATATACTTTTATACGCCCCATTTTCATGGGGTCTTTAGTATTTATTACTTTACCTCTGTATTTCATTATGTTACACCTCCTATGGTAATGTTAGTGTAATGCCTACTTTTAAAACGTTCTTACTTTTTATTTTCGACTTATTTGCCTTATATATTTTATCAGCATACTTACTACTTCCGTAATACTTCTTTGAAATGCTGTATAACGTATCACCTTTCTTAACCTTATGTGTTTTATTTTTCGTTACAGGTTTGACTGCGTCACTCTGTACAGTTTTTTTACCTTTTATGGCTATGTCATAGGCTTTAGTATAATCACCAAATCCATTACGTTCTACTTTTAATGACTGTTTAAATTCTGTACCCGATAACTCAAAATCTACTTCTGTAACATAGTATAAACCTGTTAGTGCTTCTCCTACTCCCTCTAATCGTATAGTCTGTCTTGCATCTAACTCCATATAAGGTTCAAGAGTGTCTATGTCACCTTCTAAAACAGCAACTTCATCTTTTCCGTCACCTACACGTGGCATATCATCACTTCCCTTGCTTATTCTTAGTTTTAGTTGTTGTAACTTCCGTTACACTTTGTTTAGCTAAATCATAATCCTGTTCATACACTGGAACACGTTTAGTCACGCTATTTATAGTTGGCTTAAATGATTTTATGGAACATTCTCCTTTTCTATATTCAAGTGTTTTCTTAGGTGTTTCCAGTAATTTTTTCTTACAGTAATAACCTGTACCATTAAATACATAACATAACCAATCATCTGCTTCTTCATCTGCCAATTTCTTTAGGAATGACATATCTGTTTCATTACTTTGTGACACTTCCGAACTACTGGAATTACTGTCACTTGTTGAAGGTTTATCCTGTGATTCATCTATTACAGTTTTTAATCCATAGCTTTGGAATATCTCTTTAGCTATTACATGACGTTTTTTGTTACCCCAGTTTTTAGATTTTTTCTTCCTATCTAATTTGTAACTTTCATCCGAACATGTAATAGATATCTTAGGAATGTCATCTGACATTTCCACACTTACTTGAGCAACATATCCTACAAAATTCACTATTTCATAGTCACCTTTACCTTTTTTAAAAGAAAAAGTAACAGGCACATTTTGCTTAAACAATTCTACATCACCTATAAAAGTCATTTCGGGGTCATTTATGTGTATTTCTAAAGAGGATGCGCCTGTGCTTATTTTTTTCATTTTTATATTAGAGATAAATTCCTTCATTTCTGTAGTAAATTGTTTACCATTTAAATTTACGCTGAAAGATACCATTTATTACACCTCATTTCTCAAAGGAATTAATAATAAATCGCCTGGTTTTACATCTAAAGGTGTTTTATACTTAGGGTTACTCTCCATTATTCTCCACCATAAAGTTTCGTCACCATAACATTTATATGCTATATTCATTAAAGTGTCTCCTTCTATTACAATGTAACGATAGTGTTCTTCATCTGTCACCAATTCTCTACGGGTTAATATCTGTGTGTTATCCCTAATAGTTGTAGGCGTTTCTTCGTAACGTGAGCCTTTAAAAATCATTTATCTCTCACCTCCACAATATTTATGTCACAGGTAGCTTCCATACATTTCAAATTAGTATCAAATAGGGTTTTATTCACTTTTAAAGTGTTTATGTAACCTTTACATACAGAAGTTCCAAATACACAAATAACCATAGGAGGTTCACTATATTTTGTTTTAGGTGTTACTAAACCTTCTAAATATGATATAAAGTCTTCTGTGTCTTTACCCCTAAGATATAAGGAGTAAGGTCTTGTTATAACACTGCCCTTTCCATATTCAATTTTGGGATAAGATAATCCCGGAGAAATCATGGTGTTATATTCTTTACCTATGTCATACTCTACACTGTTAGGGTTAAACATGAACTTCCTTATTTCATTTGTTTCACAATTTTTTAAGTAACCTTTTACTTTTGCTCCAGCACCCATTTTATCACCTCCATTTAATATAATTATAGCCTATGCAATAAAATAAATAAATCTCTATTACATAGGCTAATTACCTTAATATACAAATAAATCTCTCTTATTTTTAACCTTTTGTAGCATATCAAATATTCTTTCTGCGTCTTCCATTGTGAAAGATTTTCCGTCTTGTATTTGAATATTGAAATTTATTGTATCGTTTGAAGTCCTGTTATTATTATTTGTATTATTTGTATTTGCAGTATTTGTTGTAGCCATTACAGGTGTTGCAATTTTTCCTATGCGTTCTCTCATGTCAAAATCTTGAGCGTTAGGTAATGCATATTCTATTGCCCTTTCAGTTTTAGGTTTTTCTTGTGTAACCCCTATATTATACCCTTCCATTGTATTTATACCTAGAGATTTAAATACTCTTGAAGGTGAATGTATACCTAGTAAAGATTTAGCTTTGTTTATTGCACCTTTTACTGCTCCTGTTACAGATTGAATTAGTGCTGATGCTTTAGATTTTACACCATTTACTAAACCTTGTATCATGTTTCTACCTATACTAAGGAATTGAGAACCTAAACTTTTAACTCTACTTATCATAGTTCTTACTGCATTAACCACGTTGTCTTTAGCTCTCATTGCTCCTGCTCTTAAACTAGATGCAAAGGAAGATATTTTAGCTTTAGCACTACTTACCATACTTGATAACTTACTGCCTACACTACTTACTAAACTACTTATTTTAGAAGTAAAGCTACTTACCATTCCACTTATTTTAGAAGCTATACCACTTACTAAACTACTTATTGTTGACATAATACGTGTTTTCATACGAGTGAAGTAACCTACTATCTGACTAATTGCACCTAGTAAGATATTACCAGCGTCACAAATACCTTGTTTTAAACCTTCTATTACATATCTACCTAATTCTGCCATTACAGTAGAAGGTGAATGTATACCTAAAAGGCTCTTAAATCCGTCTATGATAGTTTGACCTATTTGACATATTGCATCCCAAGCACCTGAAGCTAATCCTATAATTCCGTCTATTAACCCTTGTACTACATTAGTTCCTAGACTTAACCAGTCTATACTTGTAATATAACTCACTATAGAATTAAACACAGTAGATGTAACATTCCACATTGTAGATAATACTGATGTTACAGTACTACATATAGTATTCCATGCTCCACCAAAATCACCAGTTAATATTTGTCCTACAGCTTTAATTATACCACCTATTATAGTAAATACATTTTGTATAGTACCTCCTATAATACTACATGCTATGCTTACAACTGTTTGTACTGTTTGGAAAGCAAAAGACATAACCTGTTGTATTGTAGAAGCATGTTGAGAAATAAAGGATGCTATTCCGGCAAAGGCATTTATTACAACTAAGAATATAGTACCTACTACAGGTAATATGACATTACTTATTACTGCCCATGCTCCCGAAATTATGTTACATATACCATCCCATACTGTTCTTGCACTTTGCATTATTTCTTGACCATGTTGTTCCCAAAAGTCTGTTATAGCTCCAACTATAGTTAATACAATATCCATCATACCTTGTACAGCTTGGCTTACTGCTGGTAATAATGTTTCATATGCCCATTTTACTTTATTGTTAATTGTGTCGCCATGTTCACTCCAAAAGTCTGTCACATGTTGCACTAAATCTTTTAATACAGTCAATGCACCATTTACTATGCCACCTATTATAACCCCTAAACCTTGATATATTGATGAAACAAAATTTTGTATAGTTTCTCCGTGTTCTTTCCAAAAGTCTGTTAAACTTTGAATTATAGGTGTTACAACAGCATTTAATAAATCGGCTAAGAATTGATAAGCGACCATTAAACCATTTTGTATTTCATCTGCATGTGCTTTCATATATTTAGCCACTTCTTGTAATAAACTTGCTAGAGGTGTCAAAACTGCGTTTAATATATTTATTGCTCCTGTAAGTCCACTTACTATTAAATTTGTTACTGTTTCAACTGCACTACCCGATTTTTCAAATCCTCCTGTTATATCTCCGAAGAATATGGAAAGTACAGAACCTATTGCACTAAATATTGTTCCAAATATAGTACCTAGTGATTGCATGATAGATTTCAAGTTCTCTATGACGGGCTTCAATTTGCCGTCCATAGCTTCACGAACACCATTTATTACTTGTGTAACAAAGCTACTTATAGCTTTCCATATTTTCATAACACCGTTACGGAAGTTTTCGTTTGTTTTCCATAATGCCATTATACTTGCAACTAAAACTGCTATTGCAATTATCCAAGGACTAAATCCTAATCTAGTTCCAAGAGTTCTCCATAACCCTGCTATTGAACTTCCCAATGCTCTAATACTTGAAATAGGATGTAAGAACATTGTTCCTAACCACCTTACACTACTACCTAACAGACGTACTGATGCACGAACACCACGTAATGCTAAATTGGCTGTGTCACGAAATAGTCCTACAACACTTCCTGTTTGTCTAAAGTTTGTTCCTATTTGCATAATACTAGAACCTAAACGTCTTGCTCCAGCTATAGGTCTACGTACAGCACCTAAAGCTCTTGCACCAAACCATGTTGCTCTATTTGAAACAGCTGTAAATGCTCGTGTACCTAGATTTCGTATACCATTGAACATGTCAAAAGCTAAAAGTTGTACTCCAGCTATTGGATGACGTAATAATGTAAATGCTGTACCTATTCTACTTCCTACGGCTCTCCCTATTCCTCCTAATCTTTGAAATGCTCTACCTACAAAACCTAATCTACCTGTTAGAGGTGAGAAAACTGTACTACCTAGTGTCTTAAAAGTTTTAAGTGTATTAAAAGCTGTCATAGCTGTTAGTAACCCTATACCAAAGCTATCAAAAAAGGCTGTTATGGTAGGGTGAGCCTTTTTAAATTCATTAACAAACTCTTTAACGGATTTTATTGCCTTATTAACAGACTCTCTAAACCATTCACAGTTATGATATAAGGTTAAGAATATACCAACAACGGCTGTAACAGTTGTCGCAATACCCACAAAGAAACTTACTGCTTCAGCTAGTCCCATTACACTACCCCCAGCTTGTGTAATATTGGCTACTATGGAAGTCCATATGAATCCTCCAGCAGTCTTAATTGCTAAAAATGCTCCTACTACTAAGGTTGCAATAGGTACTATTAAAGCTAAGGCTGTTGCTATACGGGTAATGATAGGATGTGCCTTTTCAAAAGCCGTAACACTTTCTAATACTTTATTTGCTAAATCCATTACTTTAACCATAACTTCTGCCACAACTTTTATTAAAGGTTTAAGTGCTTGTAACGCTGTTCCTTTTAATCTATCAAAGGATTTACTAACAGCTGGTACTTGTTTATATGCCAATGCTCCTAGTGCTGTGTAATATGCACCTACTCCTAAAGCTAATGTTGGGAATAATGTAACAAACCCGTCTGCAAAACTTTGCATTGCCATCATATAATCAGCTACTTCTTTACCACTAAATCCTTGATTGAATAATCTAGCTTGAATTACCAAAGGGTCAAACGCTTTACTTGCTTGTTGTATTGCTCCTGCTACTCCTGTAAAACTACTTGTCATAGCACCTATTACTGGGTTTGTTCTTTGTAACACTTGTGTAAATTTCATTGCACTTGTTTTTGTTTCAAGTAATGTACGTGCCTGTGCTTGTATTCTACTTCTGTTACGCTCTAAAGCTATACCACGCATATTTTCTATGGCATTAGTAGCTATACCAGCTTGTTGCATCATAGAATAATATTGACTTGTGGTTCTAAATCCACGTTGGTTTATTCTCTCTATACGTCTACTTTCCTGTGCCATATTACGTACTGCTGTTTGATAACTTAGTGCATCTATTTCACCACGTTGATACATTCCATGTAACCTAGCTTGTGTGTCATTTATTGTATTTCTGTAACGTTCCAATGCTTGTGTTGTCTGTTCTTGTGTTATAGCGTGTGTTCCTTCTGCATTAAAACCTAATAATGCTCTTTGTGCTGTTTGTGTTTCTCTTGCTATTCCTTGCATCATACTTGCAACACGTCTACCACTATTTGTCATACCCGCAAATTGACCCCAAGGTCTAATACTACTTTCTAGTGAATGTGCCATGTCATTGGCACTTCCTGTCATACGCATTAACTCTCGGTTAAATTGGTTAGAATGGTATCTATGTCTACGTCCATATTGGTCATAGTAGTAAGTATATTGTCGCATACTCTGTGCCATTTCGGTAAGTGTCATGGAAGGGTTAGTGGAAGATAAACCAGTATTGGCTCTTTCAAGGTCTGTAACAGCATTTATTGTTTCCCTAGTTTGACGCTCCAATTCTTCTAAATTGCTTGAAGCATTCTGAACACCCCTTGATGCTCTATCTTGAAGGGTTAGGAGAATACCTAACCCGAATAATTCACCCATATGTTACACCTCGCTATCTAATAATTATTATTTAACTTTTCCATAGCTTCTTGCTCGGCTTGGTCATGCTGGGTTAATATATCAATGTACTCCCTACGGGATTGCGTTGTCATATCGTATATTGTATTCTTATCCCAATGGTAACGCATAGAAATATAATGTGTATCCATTTTAAGGACTTCGTAATAGTTTTCTGCGATAAGTTTAGCATCATTCCCGTAAAAATCATCTATAAAAAATCTGCGTTATTAAGTGTAACAGTAAATTGTTCACCACATTCGGGACACTCAATATCAAATTCTCCTATGTCATATCCACATCTGTGTTCGGCTAAAAGTTTTAATAAATAGTCCCTATCTTTCATAGATAAATCCTTTATTACGCTGTCATGTATTTTTACATCTCCTAATGTTTTTATACATCTAGCTAATAAAAGTGTATTTGCTAACCCAAAATTATTTCTTGCAGAAATATCTAATATTTCTCTATCTAAACCTACTGGTCTTCTTATTGTTCCTGTAGTATGTTTATTACCTTCTTTGTCATAATAACCTTTAGGTAATTCAAACTCTATGTCTTCAATTCCGTCATATGGAATTATATCAAATTCGTCTATGTCGAACTCCGTTTTTATTTTCTTTTTACAGCTTGGATTAGGACATTTATTTGTAACAGTTAAAGTGTCCCCTATTGATAATGCCCTAATTTTCATGAAAGCGTAATCTTGGTCATTGATATACATACCTTGTATAAGTTCTTTCCATTTATTTGGTTTTACACTATCTTTAGTTATACCACCAATTCTTATGATACATCTCTCTAAAACTGTACGTAATGCCACACTTCCATTATCTTTTACTTTTGGTTTGGCTAACGCTTCTTCGTCATGCCCTGTCATTTCTCTGTATTCAAATTCAGTGTGTGTTACACCATTTTCATCCTTAATACCTATTAATAAATTGTCTACTTCTGTATACATTTTATTTCCTCCTTATTTACTATTTTACCTACATTATAACAAAAACGCCTAAGTATATAAAATACCTAGGCGTTTTAGGAATAAATGAGAATATTTATATTTACAGTATGGTTTTATTTTAACGTAACCCTCTGTAAGCTGTCAAGTGACCTAAAATACCCTTACACCTAGTCTAAGAAGTACTCGTATTGCACCGTGATAGTTTCCACTAATACATCTTCACTTGAAGCGTCTAAATCCCCAGCTTCCCATGCTGAACACCAACATTCTGCTAGTTTCCAGTCACGTGCTACGTTTCCTTTTGCATCTAGTAAAGCCACTACTATAGTACATCTATCATCATCTGATGCCAAAGAGTTTCTAAACACTTCTTCTACTTGTTTAGAAGGGAACATACCTTTTTCACAAGTAAGTTCTCCACCTTTTGCTTTACCTTTTAATTTATGTGTATGGTCATATCCACCTTCGTCATATTCTATTACACCCATTTCATCTTTCAATCCACCGATTTTTTTAAATCCACAAGAAGAAGGAAGTCCTGGAATAGATATTCTGAATTTATAACCTCTAAGTGGGTCTTCTGCTGATGTTCTAGCCATAGCATGTACTTGATGTTCTTCCAAGTATTGTTTTAGTAATTCTCTAAACATGTTTCATCCCTCCTTACACACTCATGTATTTAACAGTAGTGTAAATAAATTCTGCTGGATATTTTTTAGCCCAGCCTACCTCTGCATATACTTCACCTTTTTTAGCGTCAGCATTTAATTCCTTGTCACATCTAACGGAAAAGGCTTCATTTGGTGTTTCACCAGCTAAAGCTCCCTTAGACCATAACTCTCTTAAAAATGCTGTTATCCTTGCTGTAATTTCAGAGTACATTATGTCATCTGCATTTTTGAATACAAATGTTTCAGTGTCGGCTTTTATCCAGTTATCTATATAGTCATCCAAAAGTAAGTCAGAAACATAATCCCTGTCTTGGTCAGAGTTTATTAATCTGTTACCCCATAACACTACACCATAACGTTTTTTAGGTATAATACAGTTAAAATTAGAAGCATTTAATATACCTTGTTCTCTTTCAGTGTATTCATATGATACTCCTGTAACATTTGGTAATATAGCTTCAACACCAGCTGGTGCTTGTTGTATTCCATATTTAGTTACTAATTTACCAAATATAGCTGGTATTGCAACAGTAGGTGGTTGTTCTTCTATCACTCCAGTTATAGGGTTCATTACAGTAACATAAGGAGTACATACCATACCTCTATATCCTTCATATGCGGGTAAATCATGTGTTACATCCACATGTTCTATAGGAGATATTGGGAGTAATTTTATACCTAATTCTTCCTCTAATTTTTTAGCACTATTTTGAATAAATTTAGGTTCACCATATATATATTCAGTAGCTATTGTAATAGTGTCCTCTCTCATAAGTTTTTCTAAATATTTATCCATATTAGCTTGTTTTTGTTTAGCTATGTCCTCCTGTGAATCTAAAGGTTGTGTTATTGCTGTAACCTTAAATGTGTAAACTTGAGCTGTTAATTTAGCGAAAGGGTCACCTTCACCTGTATATGTTGCAGTTAAAAACTGTGATTTATTTACACTTTCCAATTTCTTTTCAAATACTTCTACAACATCTCCATACATAACTTTTACAGCATCAGTTGTTACCTCAAATTTTAGGTTTTCTGCCCAACCTCCAGCATATTTAGCTTTAACTGTAAGTCCTATAACACCGTCTGCACCTTGCATAACTCCATAACAATTTGCTTCGTTTGGAGTATTCACTAATATAGGGTTTATATTGTATACAAACATGCTACTACTATTTAGTAAGAACCAAAGATTTACGGCTAAAGCTAATTTAGATTGTTTAGCCTGTTCATCTGTCATGCAGAATTTATCTTTAAAATCCTTATAAGATTTAACTTCAACTACACTATCTCCAATAGGGCAATCTTCTGCTCCTATTGCACCCCATACTAAAGGTGTAACAGTTGTAGCCTTTTGTACTATGTCACGTTCTCTTTTTAAATAAGAACCTGGTCTGACTACTTGTTTGTTATCAGCCATTTCGTACCTCCTTCTTAGTTAATATGACACGTTCGACCTTATTGTATTCTCTTGAAGGTAATTCCACAGGTACATCTATCGTAAACTGTAACACTCTACGATAATATGTTTTTCCATTCAATTTTTCATCGGATGTAACAAACGCTGTTTTTCTCTCCATAAATACAGTTTTCACATTTCCGTCTTTACCTGTTATATCCATAGTTGAAGCATATGTACCTTGAGCATCTAACCATTTCTCTATCATTACATTTATGTCTTGTTGTTTCTTTGCCAAAATGTACAATGTTAACAACATTTGAGTATAATCGGGTTTATCCGTAATGTATTGGTCATCTATGTCATAACTATTATAATCCTTGTATGATGTGTTAGCATTTTGTTCTGTTTTAAACGCCACACAGGGGTAAGTTTCCTTTACCCAATCTATATCGGGGTTATAATGAACTATTGTATAACCCTCATATATTTCGTTAAGCATATTTTTAAATGATGTGTCTATTTCACGTAATCCATAATTCATACGTAACACCTCACTTCTTTAAGGATGTAATAAAAGCATCCTTACATTCTGCTTTTACATTACCTTTTTCTTTTTCAAATACAGGTCTTACTACAGGACGGGCGACCATACGTGATGTTCCATATTCATGGTATTTCAGTATTTCTTGGTTACGCTGTCCTGTTGCAGATATAACATATTGGTCTTCACCTTGAGGTGTTACTTCTATGCTATCTACCATTTCACCTGTTTCAATTAAAATTGTGTCATCATGTTTTTTGTCTATAGTTGCCTGTGCTAGAGGTTGCCAATTACCCTCTTGACCTCTTATGTATTGTTGCATAGCTTCTTTTAAATCATTAGCTGAATCTTGAAGTTGTTTTTCCATATCGTCTTTGACTTTACCCTTAGAAATATCATTTAACTTGGCTTGTAACTTAGTCCAATCACCTGTCATTTTGCTCATGTGTTACAACTCCTTAATCTTGAATATCTTACCTTTACAGTAAATCTTATATTGTAAGGCGTAATCTCCAATTACAGCAGAATACTGAACAGCTAGAATGTCTAATTTATCTCCGTTATATTCTAAAATATCTCTAGTTTCAATACCTGTGACACCTTGTTTATCAAGTGTGTCCTTAACCACATAGATAGTATAGAATTGTTCGTCTTCTCTTAAACCTACTCCAGTTTGTTGTTCTTCTACAGGTGTTGGTTTGTAACGCCCTATACATTTATAAGGTTCAGAATATGATGCTGTACCTTCATCATACAAATCATCATATTCTCCCCCTTGAAATTTCTGTAATGTAATATTTGCAGTACCCCAATCGGAATATATCTCAAGTACATCCGATGTTAACGATTTTACTTCATCATACTGTGCCATTAGTCTCACCTACTTGTATTTGTTTATAGTTCTTAGTGCCATTAGGAGCAATCATTACAACAGCAACGTAACCTTTTAGAACAGGAATTTTTAATTTATTATCTGTTACGTCCAAACTGTCTTGCACTAGAATTGAACCTTTACTTAAAGTGTTGCCCTCATACTCGTCTACAACAGGAAGGGTTGGGTTGTAATAGACCTGGAAACGTGTAATGTGAGCATCTTTAAATTTTATTTCCAAATATGTGTACTTGTCATCCTGTTTATCTACTGTAATGCTTGTTTTTGTCTTTCTCACAAGGTTGCGTAAATTCGCATTGACATAATCCTTTTGTATTACAGCAGTTTCAACTTTAACAGAAGCAAACCCTAAACTTGGATTACCTGCTACTAATTCTCCGATTTGTTTATTAAGTTGTTGTATCATGGAAAAGTAGTGTTCAAACCTAGTTTGTTTACTTACTTTTAATCCGTCAACTGATATTTCATATAAAGGGGCATAAGCTAAAGCTAATTTCCAATACACATCACGTAACACTAGCATTTGTAAATATGAAGCCTTAGTTGCATCAAAGTCTTCTAAGTCTATCTTATTAGCCTCTGCAATAGATGTTACAAGATGTAAAATTTCCTCGTCTGTAATAGCTTTACAAATAGGGTCAGAGGAATTTTCCCTACCTAGCACAAAGTATAAACTTTGTAACAATTCTTTCATATGTTACACCTCCTATAAAGGAAGTAGTAATCCAGCATTTTGTAATTTAGATTTTACATTTTCATCCACTCTATATACTCTTTTAGGCTCAAATGTATACCATTGACCTATAAATACTCTAGTATACTGTTTCACCTTTATTGTATATTTTTTAGTGGGCTTATTGTCAATCGGTTTTTCTATTGTAATAGGTTCTTCCGATTCTATTTCATCTTTATCATCCAACACTATTTCGGGTTGTTCTTGTTTAACGTCTTCCATTAAATTTTCAACAACATCTTTGTCAGATTTTTTCTTGAAATTTGCCACGTTATAACACCTCCTAGACACTTGGTTGTGCCTTAGATTCTTCTATCTTTTTATCAATTAATTTCTCTATTAAATCAACTACGTCCATTGGTTTCTGTCTTACATAAAGTAATGCAGTTGCCAATCTATCTTTTTCTTGTTGTGTCATAGCCATACATAACACCTCCTATTAAGCAGTTTCTATAACTACACCATGTTTTTCATGTAATATTCCAGCACCCATTATAGAGTACCAAGCTAAACCTCTTTCACGTCCGTAATCTATTACACCATTATCTCTTAGATTAACAGGTAATGAAATGGCTAATCCAAAGTATTTGTCACCAAATAATACAGCTTGATATACTGGTACTTTATTTGTATCACCAGTTGTTTGTCCTGTAGCATCTTTACCTTTTTGTAGTGTAACATCATAAGAAGGGTCATCTTCTGCTGATGCACCATTGTTTAATATAGTTGTTTCTATAAATCTAGTGTCATCTATTTTACCTATTTCTCCTAAGAATAATAAATTAGGTGCGCCATAGTTAGATGCATTTATCCATGCTGGGTCATCTCTTAAATCCCTTGATTGATGTGGATGCACGAAGCATATCCAGTCAGCACCATTATATTTAGGTGCATTATTTGTAGCTAATATTTCTAAGCAGTCTTTAACTGTAGAAACTTTAAATTTACATGTTTCATCCAAGTCTTTTCTAGCTGTTACTTTAGTTCCGTCAGCTTTATCAGCGTAAACAGTTTGAGCATTAGAAAGTGCAACGTCCCTTAACATACAATCCATAACTATAGCGTAATCTCTACCTAATAAAGTAGTTGCAGATGCCATTACGTCATCAAAGTTACTTCTTATGTTTAATTCAGAAACAGTTATAGAGTTACCATATTCGTAAACTCTTATTTCTTTCATGCTAGAACTCATAGCCTTACCTTCCATTCTAACACCTTCTGTTAATTTTCCACCTTTTGCTAGGTTGTCATAAGTTAACATAGAAATTGTTAAACCTGGTTCAACATCTAATTCTGTTTTCATTGTAGCAAATTGGAAAAATCTCATGTTAGGCATAGCCTTAAATTCTATTTCTTTAGAATAAACTGCTCTTATGGCATGTTCCAATTTATTTGTTCCAGGAACATAATTTGGTTCACTAGACTGTTTCCCTTGTGATACAACTGTGTTAAGTACACCCTCTGCATGTACCCTAGTTAATAGTTTTGATAGTATTCCTCTTTTAGATTTTTGTAACATTTACAATTCCTCCTATTATTTTAATCCTAATTTAACACGATACTCTGCCCATTGTTGTGGTGTCATGTTGTAAATGTCTTGTTCACCTAGAGTAGATTGAACAAACTCACCCATGTTAGGGTTTCCAGCTGGTGGTGTTGGTATTTGTTGTTGTATTGTTACACCACCTTGAGGTTGTTGTGGTTGTTGTTGTGGTTGTGACCCTAACAACTCTAAAAATCTTGCTTTAGATTTTTGTATAGATTCGTCAACTTCCTCTTTAGTTGTACCTGTTACAAGTTCGGGTATTATTTGTCCCTTAAACTCGTCAGATGACATTTTTTCTACCTTGTACAATTCGACTTCGTATTGTGCTTTTACCTCATTTTCTATTTGTTGTCTTAAAGTAGGTTCATCTACTATTGACCCTTTTAATTTTTCTAACTCACCTTCCAGTACTGCCTTTTCTTGTTTTAACTTAGCGATTTCTTTATTTTCACCCTTGCCCTCACTATCTTTTAGTTCTTTAATTTCCTCTTTAAGTGCCTTATTCTCATTTTGTAATTGGGCGTGTTTTAAAAGTAAATCGTTATGTTGTTCCGTAATAGCTGTTGCCTTGTTTCTTTCTGCTTCAATTTGTGGGTAAAGTTTATCTTTTTCCTCACGTCTTGCTTTAGCAATTAGTTCTTCGTAATTCACCACTGGTTGAGTTGGTGATGCTGGTTCTTCTGCCAATACATTTCTTATCAATGCCTTTTTAATTCCTTCTATAAATCTTGCGTTAATACCATATTTATTTTTCATGTTATATCTTTCCTCCTTGATAATACTTTTATATTTTTAATGTAATTGTAACATAACATAACACAAAATGCACCATAAAATTGCTTGTAATATGTAATAGCTACATTTTACCCTCTGTTACGGGTGTTTTCTTATTCTCTCCTGTCATTTCTTTACGTTTCATTTCTTGAGGTGTTTCACCATTTGTCATGCCACTATTAAGTGTAATTTCTTCTTTTTTAGGTTGACCATAAAATTCGGGATGTTTTTCATAGTCTTCTGACATAGCTTCAAGTACTTTTTTACTATCTTTACCTAAACGTTGCATAGCTCCTTGTCTTGATTCAATACCCATATTCATTTCTTGTTGTAATTGTTGCATTTCTATTAAAGTATCTTTTGGTAATGGGTCTTTCCATACAACCTCTGTGTTATATAAATCTTTAGTATCTATTGCTGGTTTTTGGAATAAACCATGGAATATTCCCATAAATATAATCATCTTATTTACTCTTTGTAATCCAGCTGTACTATACATACGTTTTACATTAGTTCTTTCCAATAATGGACTGTTCATTATTTGTAATGCAACACCCGAAGTATTACTTATTGCTCCTATATCACCTAAAGCATTTTCGGGAATACATCCTACTTCATGAATTGCCTTTTTCACATCTGCGATATATGCTGTACTTGCATTTAAATCTGTATTCATTGTTAAGTTTTCTATACGTGCATCTGTAGGTAATCCTCCCCACATTTTATTTGCCCCACGTTCTAGTGTTCCAATGTCTGCTCCATATACAACTGTAATAGGTGCTGAATGATAATCTATTATCTCCGATATGTCAGAGTTCTTTTGATTAAGTTCCACATTTAATGGGATTATATCATCTATATCACTTGCCCCTGTTGTTTTATTTGCAATAGGGTAATTTATAAATGGAACAAAAGGTATAAATCCATATGGGTTTGCTCCTTTTTCTTGTATTTCACCTCCAAGTGTTACAAGAAATTCGTCATTAGTCCAAACCATTTTATACACTTTAGTTTTCATTTTGTTACGTATAGAGAATAATGTTGGTACTTGTGTTTCCACAGGGTACATTACAGTTAATTTCACCAATTTTTCTTGGTCATGTGGGTCATATTCGGGAAAAACAGTTAAAGGCGACATATTTATTAAACGTATACGTCCATTAGGGTATTCATTGAAAGGGTCATTTAAATCCTCGGGTTTTTCATATTTTACTTGTAGCCAACCTATACCTGTTACAGCTTTTGTTTGACCTAAATCAGTTAACAATTCCATTTTCTTGTTATGTATACTCCATATTTCATTTAAAAAATCTGTCACAGGTGCTGGTGTACTTTCATCATTATCTTCCTCTGTAGGTACTTGGAACGTAACTTCTTTACCAAATTCAAAGGCTACAAACTTGTTTACAAACGCCCTACAGTAATTCTTTGTTACTTGGGGTTTATCCTGTAACTCTATATTTTCCCAATGGTAACCTTCATAGAAGTTCCATTTTTCAATGTATTCATCTAAGAGTTCCCTATCTGTACTTGTTAAGTGTTCACTTAGTACTGCCTTATAACTATTAAGTTCGTCAATACGTAAACCTTTGTTATACTCGTAATTATAGTTCATTACATTACCTCCTATCTTCTTCTACGTGCTGTATACTTATTTATTCTAGTATACAGTCCTTTACTATGGCTACTAAATATTTTATTTTCTTGGTAACCTTGCACTTTTATTTCTTGGCATTTATCATGTGCGCCTAAAACTGCTAATGCCCAACTATCTGCGAAATCATCATGCGCACCACGTCTATCAGGGTGATGACATACCATAAGTTGACCTCTAAAGTCTTTTTCTAATTCTCCCATTTGTTCTATAAATTTTTGATACTCTCTTGTTGCCTGTGTTTCTTCGTCACATGGATAAGTGGCACGCCCACATTTAATACTACTGTCTAGTGTCTTATACATTCTATCCTTAAATTGTGAGGAAAATATACATGACACCACTTCTATTCCAGGTAAATTTACTTGTAATCTGTCACTCATACCTTCTTCTTTTGTTGCATCAATCATTATTTTTTTAACCTTAAAGTTTCTTAAATAATTTAGTATCTCATAGTACTGTTTGTCATAATTATCACCATTTAATTCATACCAGTCTTTTATACGTGTTTTATAAACTGTGTATTGTAGGCTTTCATTACTTTTTGTTTTTTGTGTTTCAATTATTACAGGATTATCCCAGTCTACCTCAATAACTGTTATGACAGTACTATCATCTTTTTTAGCTATATCTATACCTACTATATGCTCTTTAGTTAAATCCTTTCTTACACGTCCTACATCTTTTAAACCACATAAGTTTTCTAATTGCATTACGTCAATAAACATACCACGTTCTAATATCCATTCAAGACCATATGACATTCTAAATTCATCACTATGTTCCCCAAGTCTGTGTTTTTCTTTTTCCACATACTTACGATATTTTTCGTTGTATTTTTGGCAAATTTTATAGTCATATTCAAAGTGATTACGTATTTTAATTTTACCTTCTTTGTACGCTTTTTTATTACGTTCTATAACCTCATAAAAATCACCTTTAAATGTAGTGGCTGTTCCTATCTTAATTATACTAGCATTATAAGATGCTCCCATAGGGTGTATAGATTTTCTAATCTTAAATGATGAAATATCTTGACATTCCTCACATATAATTAGCATATAAGAATCCCCTTCTATATTTGACCTGTCTGATGCTGAAACACTTGTAGCAAAGCTACCATTTGTTAATGCAACAGTTTGACCATTTGAAGTACTAAATTCTAAACCAAATTCATCTAGTATAGCTTGAGAATTAGTACAAGTTAATCTAGTTTTCATCCTGTTAAAAGTTGTCTGTGCTTGACGTAACGAAGGAGCAAATATTCCTACATATAATCCTTTTCTAAACATACTTAATCTTTTATCATCTGCAAACATAGGCATATTTGCCAGTGTAGGTAGAATTATCATACATCCACCAACTGTTGTAGCAACACACTCAGATTTTCCAGTCTGACGAGAAAATAAAGCTGATATTTCATCCCCGTCATTTGTTAAAAGGGAACGTATTATCCTCTTGGCAAATTGCTCTTGATAAGGATAATAATGAATTTCTGAATACATTTCACAAAATTTATACACCAATTTAACTAAATATGACGTTGTCACTTTATTCCCATTTTCTGCGTAACAAGTTATTGCGTGTTTTATTTCCTGTAGTTTAACGTGTATACGTAATTTTACATTTAATTTTCTATGTATTCCTCTACGTTGTAACAATGCTTTTCTCCTTTCTACTTTATACCATAAAAAGGGTATAAAGTGTAATACTCTATACCCTCATTATATCATTTAATTTAATCTTGTGTCCTCGTTTTGTGATGTCAATGTTTGTAATTCGTCAATATCTAAATTAAATGCCTTATATAATTGTGTTATTCCTTCATCTATATGTGCTTCTACAATTTTATACCTCTGTGTGCATAAGAAGTTTACATAGAATAAAGCCTTGCTCTTGCTGGAAAAGGCTTTAATGTATAAATGACTATCGTCATCATTAGGAAAGTAGGCACATAACCATATTGGTTGTTTATTTATCCTCTTTATTCGCTTTTTCTTTTTCATGTGTTATTCTCCCATCTTCATTATATACAAGTATTGTTCCCTCATTAAAGTGTACTTTAAATAATTCTTTTCCTTGCATTTTAGGATTTTCTTCTAGGACAAAATCTCTTGATAATCTACAACCTATTAATCTCTCTAAAACTTGTATTTGTACATCTAATAGCTGTCCCTTAACATTAGGTAATGCATCTAAAGGGAATAAGCCAAAAGCTAAAGGTGAATGTTCTAATTTTGTTACCTCTAAAAAACTGATGTCATAATGTACTTCTTTATCCAAGATAGATATACCTAACTCTTTATTTGTAGGTTCTCCTTTTTGTAATGCTAGTTTCTGTCTTAATGTAAGTGGTCTTTCCATGTGCATACCTCCCATTCTTTATCATTTCTCAAACGTAAAAATCTTGGGTGTCTTAAACTTCCTGTTTTCTTCATCTGTTCATTTGCTCCTACTTCCATGACAGTGTTTATTAAAGATATTTGTTTATCTGTTAATTCCTGTCTTATTTCATCTGTCATACCTCCACATTCACCCATTTCTAATATTACTTTGTCATCCTTTAATTTTATAACTAAACGTTCTTCTTTAGGATTTATTTTCTCCCATTTTTCAAATTCGTCATGTGTCATAACAACACCATAACGTACAGTACCTATCCAACCTTGTGCATATGCTTTTGTAACAGGTAATAATCCTTGTGAATGTGCTTCTTCCATTGTCATTTTTTCATGTGTTACACTGTCATCTTCTGCGTCACAATACCATTCCCACTCATAATCGGGGTCTAGTAATCCTTTACCTTCATAATATTTTGTAGGTTCAGTAAATCCTATTATTATAACATCCCATGTATCGAATTTCTTTACTTTAGTAAATTCTCTACCACGTTTCATGTAATATTTTGCATCAAGAGGTTTTATCATTATACCTTCACCTCCAAATAACACAATGTAGTCAAAGTATTCTAAAGCGTTCAATTCAAACCCGAATAATTTGAGGTCTGTACTTTTAACCTTTTCATACAAATAAGGGTACATCATTGGGTTTTCCATTACACGCTCTTTATCTTCACGTCCAATCAATACACTTATGTTTCCTGTATTACATTCATGCTCTATTACATTATATAAACCAGCTTCGTGTAAATCGTGAATTGCTGTGTGTAACAGTTCCTTACGTCTACGTAATGGTAACTGCATTACATTAATTCCCTTGTAATATAAAATGTCAAAGGCGTTATATTGCACAACTTCATACCCATATTCTTCTTTTAAAAGAAGCTGTCTAAATATTGCTTCATCCCATTTACAATTACATAATGAAGAAATCTCCTTAAAATTAATTGCTGTCAATTCTCCGTCTAGTACTGTACCATTTAATTCTTTAGGTAACCTATGATTTGTTATAACAGGAAAGTTATGAGTATTCTCTGAGTACCAGTTTGTTTTCTTAGATATTCTTCTACTAAATAACCTAGCGTAACAACTATCTATTTGTAAATCACATCTTATTCCGTCTAATTTTTCTTCATAACACGCTGTACCTTCTTGTGTCATATCTGCTAAGTCTTGTAACATTTCCTCGTTTAAAGGTTCTTTTGCCGACATATTTTCTATGAAACGAATCCTGTCTTGTAATAGGTCTTCTATATAATCCTTTTCTTTGTACGCTTCATAATGATGTGGGTAGTCCTCATTGATGTAAGCAAGTATATCCTTCTTTATTTTATTAGCTTCCCTAACACTAATATTTTCGGCTGAGTGATATATTCTTAGTAATTCATCCATAACTCTAGTCCTCCAAATTACTAAATAAATCTTTTAAGTGTTGTGCTGTTGCCTTAGCATTTTTATTATTTACTGCATAATCGGGACATAACTCTTTTAGTAAATTACCTTCTTTTTCTGTTACCTCTAAACTGTAATACTTAGGTAAAAAATCTATGCCACGTTTTATTAATACTGAAACAACACTACACATTCCATAACTTTGCCACCATTGGAAAGTATTCGTGTAACGCCAATCGGGTATGATTAAAACTTCTGTGTCATGTTCCACTTTTTGCATTGATTTTTTCTCAAAATAATAGTAATTTGCCTCTGTATAAATTAAATCTGTTAACCCCATTATTAGTTGTTTACCTAAGTCAGTTTTATAATTGTCTATCCCAAAATACTTTTTCATCATTTCTTTTGCTGGGTCGGCATTATGCACTATTTGTACCTTTTTACCTTCTTTTGCATATAAAGTAAATAATTCTTTTGCTATGGTATCTTTACCACAACCACTAACACCTGTTAACAAAATTACTAACATTTCTATTCCCCCTTTATAAAAATAAAGGGTAACACTCTTACATGTTACCCTGTTGTTGACTTTATAGTGACCAATACTTAGTGTGTTCTTCTAATTCCAAGTTTTTTAAACTTTCGTAATCATCCAATGATTCATTATATGCTACTACTAAGAATGTACCAGCTATATAATCTAATCCTAAACTTCTGCAATACTCTTTATCTTTTAGCTTTCCTTCTTCATCTATAAAAAGAAGTACGCTTCTATCATTAGAGTAATTCCAAGTAAGGATTTGACCGAGGTCTGCATCTATTTCATTACGCATGTTACAGAACATCTCCCATGAATCATTACCTTCAATATCTACTGTGTAAGGTTCTTTTTTAGGTTCTACCTTTAATACTGTTATTTTTCTCATTTTAGTTCCCCTTTTCTATTATTTAATTTTTATACTTAAATAATAGCATGTTACTCGATAAGTGACAAGTAAGTTTAATTTCCTGTAGAGCCATGCCCTCCTTGTCTTGAAGCATTTTTAACTACACCATTTTCGGGTGGAACAGTAGCAATAAACATACCTTGTGCAATCTTTGTTCCTTTAGGAATACACACGTCAAAAGGTGATAAATTCAATACCTGTACATATATTTCACCCTCATTTGTTGGGTTGTCTGCATAATCACTATCTACAACACCTTCACTGTTAGCTACCAATAACATATATTTTAAAGGGTAAGAACTCCTACTCTTTACAGCAAAATATTCGTTAGGTTCACAGTACACTTTTAAACCAGTAGGCACTAAAGTAGGTCTTATTCTTTGCCCATATGAATTTTCCATTTGTACTAATAATTTTCCTAAGTCTACTAATTGAGGTGTTTCCCTTGTTACGCCCCCAGTTAAATGTGCTTCTTTTAAAAAGTGTTTCAATGTAGAAGGTACTATTATATCCTCTGCACATTTCAAGTCATAACCAACACTACCTACTGTCGATTTACATGGCATTAATAAATCTGCATCATCCTTGCATCTTGTTACAATATCAAATCTTGGCATTAATTCCACTCTCCTAACATGAATAATTTAAAAAATGGTAATTCTTCTTTTAAGAATGGTACTAAATCTTTACTCCAATCATCTAGTTTGTGGTGTTCTCTTTGTTTCACCATACTTAATGCTTGTAAGTAGTTCATTGTAATACCCATTGCTAAATGGAAGTCACTAGGAAGGTTTGCCACTATATATTCAAACGCTTCTTTTCTTGCACCCACATCTGTAGGAGATAATGAATTAAATTCAGCTACTTTTTGACCCACTAAATCAAGTATTATAGGGTCTACCTTATCTGTGCAATGTTCTTTTATTTCCATTTGTGTTACACAGTGCATTGTACTTTGTGATGATATTATGTCCGTAAAATGATAACGTTGATATTCTTTTAACCAATACAATGGCATGTTTATTATCATATTAAATTGAACACCTTTGAACATACAGTTATGACCACTACCAGCTTTTACGTTACCTAAGATAAGACCACGTTTTATATACTTATTTATATCCGTATTTAAAAACATATTACTTGAATATTTATGCTCCAATATTTTCTTTGTAGCGTTATAATTTAGTTCATCTCTATTTGCCCATAGATAATCTAAATCTATTGCTAGATGATGTATCTCATTCCATAAATCTTCGGCTTTTGGTACACCAGCAAATTTAGGTAATCCACCTATAACTAAACTTTCTGCTAATGCATTTAACACAACACTTTCATTCCAATATAATACTTCTACCATAATACTATACCCCCTAATTTTAATATCATTAACTTACTCATTACTGGCTTATCCAAAGTTTTTAATATTTCATACATGTGTAACACCTCCTATATTTTAGATAACAGATAATATAATACAATGTAGATAAACGCTATGTCCTTAATTATATCAATTCCTATTAAAAGATTTTCTAGTGTATCACTAGGTAAACCTCTTTCATATATAGAGTATTTACCTACTGAACACGCAATTCCAATTATACTGGATATTGTCATAAGCACCCAATTAATCATAGGTAACACCTCTAATCACACTTTGAAAATCCACATTCATCACATGTGTAACAACCACCTTGTCTGTGTAATGGTTTACCACAAGAAGGACAAGGATTATTAATCACTACAGGTAAATTAGGATTACCTTCTGCATTAAGTACATATCTACCTTCATTCTTTTCCATGCGTTTCACAAAATCATATAAAGTATTGAATATTGCTTGACCACAGTTTGAGCCTTTACTTAATTTTGCCCCTTTACTTCTTGCATGTACAAAACTGTTACAACTTCCTATGCCTTTAAATGATTCTTCTAACATTTCAAAACTTCCTCCGACACGTTGTAATAGTGACATAGAAATAACTGTACTTTCAATATTACGCTCACAACCTCCATTACCTTTACGTTTCACCCAAAAGTCTTGTAACGCTTTTTCACTTGGAGAATATCCTATGAATAGATTTAATTCACCACAGCCTATTTTTACTTCTTCTTTATAATAAATAGTGTCGGGTGCTATTGCTTTTTTCTCACCACGTTGTAATTCTAGTTGTTCAAGTTTTTTACCACGTGGAATTTCTACTTTTGTTTCCTCTGAAGTAACAGGTGTTATTTCTGTAAGTATACCTTCACGTTCACTTCCAACTCTGTATACTGTGATACCTTTTAATCCTTGCAACCATGCTTCTTTATAAAGGTCTACTATATCTTCCACAGTTGCATCATTAGGTAAATTTACTGTTCCACTTATTGCTCCGTCAATATAATCTTGACAAGCACTTTGCATTGCCACTCTTTGCATATATGTTACACCATTTGTTGCTGTTACAAAATAATCGGGTAATCCTACTTCTAACACCTTATCTACAGACATACCTAAATATTCTGCGTACTCTTTTACTATCCCAGCTGTAACAAGTACCTTTCTAGGTTCGTCATATATTGTTTCTATTTTTCTATTATATCTCCAGTCAAAATTAGGCTCAACACCACTAGAACAATTACCTAATATAATTGAAACACTACCTGTAGGTGGAATAGTTAAAAACTGACTGTTAAATACTTTACCTTTAGCTTTTACATATTCCTTTGTTTCTTTGTCTAACACTTTTTGTGCAAAAGTACAATTACAAAAGTCTTCTACATTAAATCCTTTATAACTCAAGCAATCCCTATCTACTGCGTAATCCACACTTGCTATTACAGATTGATTTATTATTACCCTATATATTTCACTTACTAATTGACACGCTTCTTTACTTCCATATAACATTTTCATTTTTATAAGCATGTCAGCTAATCCTGTTACACCAAGTCCTATCTGTCTGTAGTCACGTATAGCATCACGTTGCTTACGTAATGGGTGGTATTCTTTACCCTCAATTAAAACATCATTTAAGGCATTCACGTAAATAGGAATGTCCTGTGTTAAGGCTACAAAATCAAATTCTGCTATATCCGTAAATGGATTTGTAACATATGCACTTAAATTTATATTACCTAAGTTACAACTACCATAATCGGGTAATGGAAGTTCACCACAATTAGCAGTGTACACACCATTAAATATCCCACTATGATTTTTATGTTCATTAAAACAGAACACTTCATCTGCTTTTCCAACTTTTGTTATATCTATTACTTGCACAAATCTTCCAGCGTTACGATTAGGTTCTTTATCCTCTATTTGAACTCTGTATAAAGTTAAACCTAAACGATAAAGGCGATAAACATAATACTTACTTATAAGAAGTCTATAACATTCTCTACATTCATAAGTCCCTCCTGGCATTTCTTTTGTACACGCTTCCTTACTTAGTGTAACAGAAGAATGAACACCTAGAGTATTAAGCATTAATTTCACTTGTAATAAGAAATTCTTATTTATTGATGTTATTTGTATTCCAGCTTCTTTTTCATAACTTCCGTCACTATCTATTAATCCAGCTAACCATTCAAGTCTAGCTTCTTTTGTATAGTTTACAGGTGGTACAAAAGTTTTATCCTCGTACTCTTGATTAAGTCTAACTATATTTTTATCCTCTTTTAGTTCACCATAAAGTGTAACATCTAGTCTAGATATTAATTTATTTTTAACGTCATATAATTTTATAAGTTGTCTATCATTTCTGCCTTCAGATTTAGAAATATATCCGTCACCACTAAAGAACCCTTGAGTGTACATGTCTAAAGAAGGAATGTCATACCCTTCTATTACGGGATATTCACATTTTTCTAGCTTACTCCCAATTTCTAAGTCTTTTGCTTCAACTCTACCTAAATCTTTTAGTATAAATTTATGATAAGGAGTAACATTTAAAACGCTTCCGTCAGACAATGTAACACGTAATATGTCTTGATTTTTCCCTGTACGTTTAGGAATTACTATAGAATATTCGTGACCATTCCATACATTAGTAGGTAATCCTACTCTATCAATAATTGGAACATAACCTTCATCTGTTAATATTAGTGTGTCACCTGTTACACATGGGTTAACACCTGTTATATCTATATATGGATTATTTTCTATAAAGTTGTAGTTTTTCATTCTATCCCAAAATAGAACTCCTGGTTCTGCCATTTTCCAGTTATTCTCTGCTATGTGTTCTAATATTTTACTAGGCGTTACAGTTGTAACATGTTCATGCCATGTTTTTTTTGTTTCTTCATCTATAAGTTTACATATTATAGTATAACTTTCACCTGGATGTTCTACAGCGTAACGCATAAATCTATCTGACACCTTAACACTTATGTTAGCATTTGTTAT